GTGAAATCGATACGGAGTGTCATGGCAGGTCGTCCGGTTGACCATATGGGAATGCGGCGCAAAGCCCGCCGGATTAAATTTACTTCACGTTGCGCCCTTTGGATATAAGGCATTCGACAGCCGTTCGACCATACTCCAGAGATGTTTTCCGCGTTTTGGTGAGTTTGGCAAAGTGGCGAAACCCAATGAATTCGGGCGTTTCGCCACTCTGCAAAACTCTGTGCCACACGACAAAACACGCTCATTGGTACAAAAAGTGGTACGAGCTACATCCCCTTCTCCGGCGTTCTGCCGACCACGATCCGTCCTGGCTCGTCCCTCTCCCACTCCTCTGCAGATTCATACCTCAACAGGCCCATGGCCCAGGCTTCTTCGTGCTCCAGTAGAGCCCACGTCCTGGCTGCCTCGGCAAGCTCCAGCATGTCGGACAGCACGCTGGCATCGACTTCCTTTCGCCGGCTGGCGGCATAGGCCATTTCATTGAGCACCGCGGCGCGCCCATCCGGGTCCGTGACCATGGCTGAACTGTCGTAAAGCTCGTCCAGCCACGGCTGCGGTATGCCCGCCAGGCTACTCAACACGGCACCACCAGGACTGCGCATAGAGCACACCGTCTACATCCTCAACGCCCGTGATGTTCAGCCCAAGACTGCCCATGCCATTCACCTTGGCATCCAACAGGCGCGGGATGATGTCTTCGCCCGGGGCCGGATTGAACACCCAGGCCTCAATGCAGCAGCGCCCAAGAGCTGCGCTATGGCACTCGTGTAGGTGAACGTCGGCCCTGAGCGGTTTGACCTTCGCGAGCTTTTCGTTGGGGATCGCTACGCCGCGCTCTCGACGGCGAACAAGGAGGAAGTACATGCGGCACCAATACTGTATATCTATACAGTATTTGACCATTCAAACGGATGACCAGGCCAGTACCGCCCGGCGGGCTATGCTTCTGGCTCAAGCAGGAGGACCGGACATGTGCGGAAGGTTGACCCAGTACCGCGGGATCCATGACTTCGTTGAGACGCTGAGCATGCCAGAAGCCTGGCGGAACAACGTCGGAGACCAGGACCTGGGGCGGTACAACGTCGCGCCGACCACACAGGTCGCCGTGCTCCGGGTAGATGACGCAGGCCCGAGGGCGGACCTGGTGAGATGGGGGTGGAGGCCGCACTGGGCAACCGACCGCGCCGCGCCGATAAACGCCCGCGTCGAGAAGGTGGCGCACGGCCCCTTCTTTCGGGCGATCTGGCCGCATCGAGCGATCACGCCGGTGGATGGCTGGTATGAGTGGGTGGACGAAGGCGGGCCGAAGAAGCAGCCCTATTACATCCGCAGGCGAGATGGGCGCCCTGCCCTGTGCGCCTCAATAGGTCAGTTCGCCGGCAATGAGCACGACGGGTTCGTGATCATCACTGCCGACGCCCAGGGCGGCCTGGTCGATGTGCACGACCGCCGGCCGGTCGTGCTGTCGCCTGATCTGGCGGTTGAATGGATCGCAGCAGGCATGCCCAGCGAACACGCGGAACAATTGGTGCTGAACCTGGGTGAGCCGGCAGAGGCGTTCGAGTGGTACCGCGTTGGAATTGCCGTTGGCAACGTGCGGAACCAGGGATCAGCGTTGATAGAGCCGGCTCAGTGACGGGTCAGAGGCTGGTGCCCAAGCGCGTAGAGTTGGTAGTCGGTCACAGCCTGGTAAGCGGACTCTGCGATCACCCGAAGGCGCTCGACTTCCTCTGCAGGAACCCCGGCGGCTTGAGCATTGTGGTAAGTACGCAGCGCCTCAAGTGCCTCGAGCAACAACGGCTCTCCCGCCTCTACCATTCCCTCGATCGTTCGTTTCACGACACCGCCCCAGTACGTTGACCAAAGCAGTATAGGTCCAAGCCCGCCGCAACCGACACCGCTTTAAGTCAACATCCGATGCCATGCCAAAGTAGCCAGTGCAATAACGCAGACCCAGAGCGCAACCATTGCCCACGCCTCTGCCTCACTCTTCAGATCATTCCTTCGCATAACCTCTCCTTTGCCCGCTTAACGCCGAAACCATCGCAATCTGGTTGCGACCAAACACCACAGATCAAGGTTCATTCTGGTTGTACCAAAGGACGACCTTCCTCCAACAAGCTGCCATAGGACGCCTCGCAGGCCAGGCCAGCTATTCGGGCTCGGTCATACGCTGACGCCAGCTCTCCCGCTCGAGCATCAGCCCGTGCGAGCAGGTCGGAGAGCACCATGGCGGCGCGGCGGGCTGCCTCGCCTCGAGCGGCAACGGCGGGATCCGGGCCGGGGCAACCGACGGTGGCAGCGAGGTTGCCGGCTTCGTCGTGCAGCCGCTGGCCAGCAGCATCAGCCCCAGCAGCAGCGGTTTCAGCGATCGTTCGTTGTCCCTGAGCATGCGCCCTCACCTCCTCGTGTGCCGCGGCGCGGCGATGTTCTTCTTGGCGTTCTCCCCGCTCGCCCAGCACCTCGGCCAGGCGATCGCCGCTGTCCCGTTGCGCAGATGCTGTTGCTGCCTCGGCGCGCTCCACCGACCGACCGTGCTGGTAGACGAGCCAGTACGACCCGAACACGGCCAGCAGCGCGATCACGCGCACGCCCCAGCCTTTCACGCCAGCGCCCGCCGTACGCCCTCATCGATGACGGCGCCCTTGTACGGGTTGCCGCCGTTCTCGTGGATGATGATGCTCTCCACGAACACCCACAGCGTGTAGCGATCCTTGATATCGATCGGGTCGGTGATGCCCACCCCCAGGCGCTTGGCCACAGAAGCGGCATAAGCCTGGGTGTCGTTCTCGTTGCTAGGTGCCCAGCGGTTGATGGTCTCCAGCACCGTGTCGATGCCCTTCTCGCCCACGCCGGGCATGCCGTCCTTGCCGCGGTAGTTGATCAGCAGCTTGCCCAGGGCACGGATGCCATTCTCGGCCGAGTCGAAACGGGCGAAGCGCGGCTTTGCCACGCCGACCTCGATGCCCAACTGCCCCTGCCAAGCGTTGTGGTGGTTGTAGTCGATGCTGCCGGAGTTGTTGTTGCGTACACCGCGTGCGGTGGATCGGGTCATGGATTTTCTCCTGGCGAGAAAAGCCCGCGACCTGTCGGGCGCGCAGCCAAAATCACCAATAGTATCTGAAAGCGAAATTTTGGTATGATGGCCGTTTGATCAAAAAAATCGGCCTTGAGAATTTCTAAGGAAGGGACTGCCACGTGAGCAACACACTGACCATTGGTCAATCTACGACACTTAACGCAATACGAGCATTGGCGGCATTTGCCGTACTTGTTGGCCATACACTATCGGGCGTCACACCTATAAGTTGGTTTGGCAAAATAATGCCCTTTCAGAGCTTAGCGGTAGTAGTATTTTTCTGGCTATCAGGATTTCTAATTACCTATCATTGCCTGACCCGCGAAAAATACAGTTTTAGTGAGTACATGATTGACAGATTCAGCCGAATTTATGTCCTGTACGTTCCTGCACTAATAATTTCCTTCCTGGTTTTTGTTCTATTTATTGGCCGGACTGCCCCAACGGCCTGGGACTGGATTGGCCACCTACTGCAGTTGCAGCACACGCCATTTGCACGAATGATAGACGGCATACCACCAATTACCGTATTTGGTGGCAATACCGTTCTCTGGACAATTGCCGTTGAGTGGTGGCTGTACGTATTCTTCGGCATCGCTTTCTTCTGGCGTGACATGTCCGCTGTTGAGCGAATGTTTGCTACTGTTCTCGCCATCCCTGCAACTTTGGTAGTTGGGTACTTCACGATTTGGGAGTCGGTAGCGTGGGAGTGGTTCCTTGGTGCCGCTTTCGCATACATTTACGTATTCATGCCTCGGGTGAACTGGAAGCAAGTACTCGTTCCACTTGCAGCTGTAATCTTCGGCCTGCTGTGGAGATTCAAAAAGCTTTCCCTTGCTAGCCACATGAATATGTATGATCAGCAGCTTTTGCTTCTAACTGGTGTGGCCATGATGTTCATTATCCTTGCGAGCACCAATCTTCGCGTTTCTACTCCTGTTAAGTGGATTGCTACCAAAGGCGCGTTCCTGTCGTATGCAATGTACCTGACGCATGAGCCAATCCGGGTGTTGCTGAGCACGCAAATGAACTCTGCAAAGCCTCTCAATGCTTGGCTATCTATCCTTATCTGCGTTCTGTTCTCGGCAGTCTGTGCATGGCTGCTAGAAGATAAGCACTTGACCCTGCGCAAGTGGCTAAAAAAGAAGATCGCACCTCGCGAAACACCTCTTGCTGCGTCGTCGACTTTGTAGGTTCCTAGCACATTACATATCATTGAAAAGCCCGCTTATCGCGGGCTTTTTATTTAAATTTAACTTCGCCCCCTGGGATGGAAGCACCATGTTTTTATCATGCTGAGCGTTTAAAATTTTGTGGAATACAAAAACGTGGAGTTGAAAATCCGCATTCGCCCTCACCTCCTCTTGCGCGTCGACGCGCCGTTGCTCTTTGCGAGCCCTGCAGATCGACCGTGCTTGTACACGGGCCAATACGACCCGGCCACCGCTAGCATTGCAGTCACCCGCACGCCCCAGCTATTCAAGCTAACGCCCTTCGCAAGCCCTCAGCGAACACCGCCGGCGGGTACTCGTAATTCGCGTTTTCGTGCTTGATGATCGCGAGCACCAGACCGCCTAGGACCTGCTGGTTCTTGATGTCCTTGATCGGATCGCTCGGGGAAAGACCGCAACGCTGCGCCACGGTGCGGATGTAGACATCGGTGTCGTTCTCTATTTCCGGCGCCCAGCGTTTGATGATCGCTGCCACATTGCGCAAGCCGTGCTTGTTGTAGTAGGTCTGCAACAGCTTGCCGAGCGCACGAATGCCATTCTCCGGCGTGTCGAAGATGCAGAATCGGCCGCCGGGCTCTTTACCGATCTGGCCAACCCAGTTGTTGGCGGGGTTGAAATCGATGTTTCCCGGGTTGCGATTGCGCACGCCGCGGGGAAGCAATTTGGTCATGGTTTTCTCCAGGCAAAAAAATACCGCCTCTCGGGCGGTCGGTGGGTTTGGTGTGGATCAGGCCGGCGGCGCGGGCCAGTCGATTTCGATGGGATAGCCTGGCTGTTCGAGCACACGGTTGAGCGCAACGCGATAGCGCTTCCAGTCTTTGAGCAGCGCGGCCTCGACCTCCGTTGCTTCGTCCAGGTCAACGGCATCCTGCAGCGGGGCAATCGCTTGGTCGGCCTGAACACGGCGGCGCGCAATCTCGGCCACGGCTTCCAGACGCTGCTGCTCAAGCAGGTCCGCCGCCTTCTGCTCTGCTGTGATGACCTGACTCCAGTCGATGACGCCTGTAGCTGCCGGCTCTGCGTCACGCACATCCTGCCCTGGCAGTTGCACTGGGCCTTCAGCAGGGTCAACGATATCGACCGGGAACCGCGCCGACTCCGTCGCATCAGCAGCGTGCGGCAGGCGCAGTGTGACAATCAGCTTGCCGTCGTGACGCTCAATCGGATCGTGCATGAACGCGCTGCCCACTGCTGACGCAGGAAGCGAGGCACCCTCAGGCAAGCGGGCGAGGTCCAGCGCAACATTGTTGATCGTCAACATGTCGCCCAGGCGGAACACCGACAGTTGAGCATCAGAGCGAACAGGTGAAAGCTTGATGATCATCAGAACCACCGTCCTTTGATTTGCAAGAAGTACGAGAAGCCACCGATGGTGATGCCGGTGGTGTTGAAGATGTGCACGCGCATCGAGCTCGCACCGGAGACGGTGAACGGGAAACCAACGGTGATGCGTGCCGCCAGGCCGGTGGTCACGCTCGTCGATAGGCCAGCGTTTCCGGTCGGCGTCGGGATGCCGATGAACGGCGCCGGGAATGTCACGCTGATCTCGACACCCGTGTTGGTTGCGACCGATTGCGAGTTGGAGCCAGTGATGAAGCATTCGAGGGTTCCGTCCGCATACTTCGTGTACTCGCCGTTTGCGTTGCTACCGCGCTCGATGATTGCCCCCGTGGGCACGCCGCTCGCCTGGCTGACGGTGCCGACGATATCTGCGGCAGCTGCGGACTTCAGGCCAAGGCCAGCTCGTGCCTCTGCCGCCGTCTTCCCCCCTGTCCCGCCCTGGGCGATGCTGAGCGCCGTGGTCAGGCCGGTCAAGGATGTGATATCGCTGTTTACCCCGCGCCCAGCTGCACCGATGTTCACCCTCAGGGTGGCAATATCTGCGGCTCCACCAAACAGGGCCATGGTTGAGCCAAACTGGTCAACAAGCTGCCGCAGGCGGTCGGCGGATTCTTTTACGTAGCCCTGCATGGGGGCAAGCCCGTACCGCCCGCCTGTTACCGTCGCGCCTTGATAGGCTGGAAGGATGCTGATTACCGTCGGACTGGCAATGTTGGACAGTTCATAAACCTTCCCATCAGGGCCAATGAACGCATCACCCACGCGACTGTTAGCGGGAAAATCTGTTCCGACACCAACCACCGTTGTCTGCCCAGCGGTGATCGAGACAGTACCCTGTCTATACCATGGCATATACAAGTCTCAGTTAAATGGAAATGGAAGGCCGGCCGTTTTAATAACGAGGGCATGAGGAAATATCTCAGGGATCTGCCGCCAGTAGTTGTATGGAAAGCTACCAACGATCGCCCGAGTAGTTGCCGCTGCAACCGTAAACATGAACCTGACACCGCCGTTGTAACCACCACACCCCTCCTGACACCCGAACTCGAAACCGCCAGCACCTGAAAAGGACCCGTTACAACCTGCTGAGCGCGTGAACGTAATGGCTGCAGCTAGCTCTCCAGCCACTACCGGCACATCGACGTAAGACTTCATTTGAAAGTAAGTTGTCCCGCCGTTGGTTCCAATCATCGAGTTGTAACCGCCGTCATAGGCCTCGTATCGGTCGTCGTAGTTTGGACTGACTAACCTGCCAAGGCCTGGGGCCTGTACTGAGGCGATGATGTTAAGTGGCGGTTGCCCTGAGTTGAACGTCAGCTCCCAGGGGTTTTCCTTGTAGCACTTAAGCCCAGTTATCGGACCATCGTCAGTCATCAGGTCAAAGACGTAGGCTTTTGTGCTAGCCGAAGCTCCGACAAACAGTAGAGTTTTAATTCCAGAGTCAAGCATTTCCCCACACGGACTACCATCACCCACAAGGAACACAATAGGAGAGCGCCAACTTGACAGCGAGATTCCATAAATTGGCTCTTTGGGGGTTGGGTCGTTGGTCCAGTTTGCGCCATTATTTGGATCAAGCTGAGCAGACCTCAGATACTTCTGAGGCCAATTTTCTACAAACTGTAGATATCCGCTTTTTCGAAGCCCATAGCAAATCAAGTCAGTATCAAATAACAGCTGCTGATCCGATTCACGATACGCAACAAATTTACCGGCCATCAGTAATACCCATAGTAAATTCGACAGTTAGCCGAAAAGTACCCCCAGTTGTTGGTACTAAATGAATACGTCCAGGTTATGGTGTTTTCTGAAATACTAACGCCTGGCCTTTTCCCCTTTTCCCTGTTCATGTCAACGAGCGGAACGATCATGTAGAAACGTTGCCGCCCGGCGGGTACAGGCGGCATCGTTGCACTTCCATTCGCGCTGTCAGTCACTACGCTTCCCTGCGTCTGACTGACGAGCACTGTCATGTCAGTTACGACCGATCCATCTTCTCCGAAAGCAAGAAAACCTGTGCTCATATGCCGATACCCATCTTGGTAGCCGGGTTGCCGCTGGTGAAGTAGGTGTTGACCTGGCCGTTGGTAATGAGGGTCGAGCCGCTGGCATCCTGTCCGCGAATCGCCACGGCGCCTGTCACCATGTTCAGCTCGATCAGCGGTTGCCCCTGCGAGTTCACCGCCTGCGATCTGAGCGTCATGCCGAGGACAATCTGCTGTATGTAGGCCGTGTTGATGAGCGCCTGATTGATGAACACCTGACCGCCTTGAACAACGAACGGCGACGAGAGCGTGCCGTTGATGTTGTTCACCACGGCGAACCGGTCAGCCGACACCAGGAACTGGCTCTGCAGGCCCGCCGGGCCGTTCTCGATGCCGAGACCGATACCGGCGGCGACGTACTGCCCCTGGGCGTTCAGCTGCATCTTGACCGACCACATCGTGCTGGCCTTGCCCTCGAGGTTGGCCTGGGCCTGGCTGACGGTCTGGACCGTTGCGTTGGTCTGGCCAATCTTGGCGTCGAGCGTTTCGGAGCTGCGCGCAAGCGCTTCGGTTTCGCTCGCTCGGACCATCTGCTCGCGAGCCAGACGAGCCTTGGAGCTCCAGCCCGCGAGCGCATCCGCAAGCTCTCCCTCCGCGCTGTCAGGGCGCCAGGCCGCTTGCAGCGCGCTCAACTGGCTGGCTGATGCTTCGACCTTCCCGTCCACCTCCTCGATCTTGGCGGTGTTGGTCTGCACTTGCTGGGCGAGGCCATTGGCCGACTCGATGGACTGACCAACGTCGATCCAGAACGAAGCGTTTGGCGGCGCATTGGCTCCGCTCGGGTCGGCTGGTACGTCATGGATAGCCTGATAGATCCGGCCATCGACCACCGTCATCTGGCCTTCCTCATAGGGCTCGCCCTTGTCGTAGGCCTTCAGGCCGTCCAGGGCGTTGATCTGGTCCTGTAGCCCGTCGATCTTGTTCTTCAGCTCCTCGCCGAGCATGGACTCGTCAATCTCGCCGGAGATCATGTCGAGGATTGGGCCTGGGTCGGTCTGGGCGATGCCCTGCACCGCCGTTGGCGGAACCGGGAAGAACGGGCCTATGTTGCCGGTCCGGTCGACCAGGCGCGCCCAGAAGAAGAACGCAGCACCAGCGGCCAGGCCGGACATCACGTGCTCTGACTGTGGATAGGCCAGGTCCGCCAGCTTGGTGGCGCTGGTCAGGTCGTTGGTCGGGTTGCTCCAGATCTCCGTTCGCTGCGTGTCCTCGGCCCCGGGCGGCAGTCCCCACTTCAGCCGGATGGCGAAAATCTCGCTGGTGGCCGTGAGGAACGTAACCGCCGGAGGCGTTCCCTCCTTCCCTTTCAGGTCGGTGAGCACCGAACTGCGCCAGGTGGAAGTGATGTCGAAGGCGCTGACCGCACGCACACGGGCCAGGTACTGACCGGCGTAGATACCGACCACGTCCACCGACGCGGTACCGGTGCGCTGAAGCCTGATCCAGTTGCCACTGTCCTTGCGCCACTCGACGTCGTAGGCCACGGCCCCTTCCACGGCGGGCCAGGCGATGGTCATCGTGCTGACGGCCAGGCCCTGGGCAATCGCGTAGTCGGACGTCAGTGTCACGCTTGCCGGCGGCGGCACGGTCGTCACCGGGATTACGCTGATTGGCCGCTCCTCTAGCTTGGCCCCGGTGTCGATCGCGGCGAACTTGCTCGGGTTGAACTCCAGCGCGGTAATCTCGTACTCGCCTTCGGCGGTGCGCGAGGTCTTCAGCACCCGGAACAGCTGGATGGCCAGGTCGTCAGCGTCGATCGCCCACTGCAGTTCGGGCTCCGGCTGGACCGAGTAGGCCGTGGTCACGGTCACAGCGCGACCGGCCACTGACTGCACGGTGCGGCCCTGGGCGCTGCCATTGGGCAGGTTGATGATCAGCCGGTCACCGGCCTTGATCTGCGTGTCACGGTCCAGGGTCACGACCTTGCCGGCCGCCGCAGCGATCCGGCCACCATTGGGCCGCCCCGAAAGCAACTCGTCCGCCACCGGGATGACGTGGCCAGGCAGCGGGATACGGCCCTCCATGCCAGTCTTGAAGGTGACGGTGCGGTCCTGGTTGTTGCTCAGCAGCGCCCACTTGCCGCGGCGCTGGGCCTCGGAAGCGCGTGTGCAGCCGATGGCCGAGATCTCGATAGACCGGTCCTGGTACCGGCGCTGCAGCGTCAGGTCGGTGACCGGGATCACGTCGGTGTCGTAGTTATTCCCTGGGTTGTCGTAGCTGACCAGGGCACGGCTGTAGTGCGTGCTGCGCTCGGCGCCGCCGTATGTGAACTCGCCGTCGATGACGTTCGCCCGCGTGAACACGTAGTCGAAGTCTTGCGCCCTGGGCATGTCGGCTTGCATGAACAGCACGCCCTGCGCCCAATACACCATGCCCCGGTAGATGGCCGACAGGTCGCGCAGCAGCGTCCAGGCCTCCGCCTTGGCCTGCAGGTTCATGTCGCACAGGAACCGCGGCTCCTGGCCCCCTACCCCGTCCGGCACCAGCTGGTCGCAGTATTGGGCGATGCGGTACATCTCCCACTTGTCGACCATCCACGACTTGATGCGCTTGCCCAGGCCGAACCGGTCCTCGACGCACAGGCCATAGGTGACAAAGGCCGGGTTGTTGGTCCAGGCCTGCTTGAAGGTGCCGTCCCAGGTGCCGGTGTAGGTGCGGGCGATCGGGTCGTAGTTGGTCGGCACCGGCCAGCGCCGGGCCTTGCACTTCACGGTCACCGACGGGATGTTCTGGAACTGCTCGGCGTCGAACTCAATGTAGAGCAGCGCGGTGTTGGGGTAGCGCAGCTTCTGGTCGATGATCTCGGTGTAGGCCGCGATGGTCATCGTGTCGGCAATGGCGCCGGTGTTGGCGTTCGGCGTGAGGCGCCGGGCGCGGATCACCCAGCCCGAGGTCGCCGCCGGCAGGTCGACGCGCACAGAGCGCTGATAGCCGTTGCTAGTCTTGCCGCTGACCGCGTTCCGGTGTGCCTCGACGAAGGCGCCGCCGTCGGTGGCGATGTCGATCGCGTACTCGATGGTGTAGCCGGTCGTGTCGCCATTTGTTGGGTTTTGCTGGAGCAAGCGTGGCCAGCTGAAGCGCAGGCGCACAGCCGACAACTTGGTGTTGCTCAACGCACGCGTCCACGGCTGATCACTGCGCAGATCCACGCCGACAGATGTCTCGCTCTCGATAGATGGAATGCCCTGTATGTAGTCCTGCTCGACTGAGCCGCGGCGAAACTCCCACTTCACACCCGGGAAGTTCACGTTGCCGCTGACGTCCATGATTGGGGTGTTGTCGAGATAGATATCGCGGTCAGTCGGGGTACCGTCGAACTCGCCCTCACCAACGGCCAGCAGAATCTTGGCGATGTTGGTCGACCGTAGGCTGTCCGGGGCCTCGTAGGGCGCCTTGGGCTTCTTCTCGCCGCCCTTGGCGCCAGTGACGGCAGGTTGAAGTGCTGCGCCCATGCTTTCCTCCGGGCAAAAAAAAGCCCGCAATCTGCGGGCTTGATTTAGTTTGTAATCGATATTTTGATTGATGATTCCGGAACCCCATAACTTGAGGCCAATCGGAGAGTTGCCTCTTTCAGGCTCAGGAAACCTGGCGACTCGCTGGGTGGGTTGCCCTCAGGAGAAGGAGCTCCGGCTTTTTGCCAGATTTCCTCCTTAAGCGTGGCGTAATACTTAGAGCCGACATAATCCAGCTCAATCAAAGACTGGAGTTCACGCGAAGTGCCAGTAAGTGCCCAATACCCATCTAGCTGAACCTCAACGGCCTCCACCCCTGGTTTTATACTGCAGCTGCTTACCCTCGCCAGCCACTTAAAGCGTTTCGGCGCTTCAAAAGGGTCAATGTCGGCCAAGAGCAGGAATGGAAAGTCCAATTTCTGCGGGACATAATCCAGCCTGACTATGCCAGACTTTACGTAGGACGCTGGAAATCCTTCATCTGATAGTACTATCGCGCGCATACTGCCTCCTTTTTAGAGCGCAACAGTACCTAGCTTTTATCCTCCGCGTAAATCGACGCCGAGATAATCGCCCCACCCCAGCGGCGCTCGCCAATGCAGATCGGCACCGGGTTGCCGGATGCCGTGGTGTTATTCGCGCTGCCGAAGGCGTAGGACGGCCTGTTCTCCGGCGCCGCGCTCTGCGACAGCCCCTTGGCTTGCGGGCTGAGCATCTGGATGACGCCACCAAGCGCCATGGCCGCACCGATCTGCATCGCCCACGCCTGGCCGGTGACAGCGCCGGCAACCACCATGACCACGCCGACGATCGTCTGCAGCAGCCCCCCGCGCTTGCTTCCACCGATCACTGGCACGATCCGCAGTTCGCGGACACCGCCGCGCTCGAAGTCATCAAGACCAACGTTCTGCCGGTTCCGGAATACCGCGAAACGCAGCCCCATGCCGTCCAGGCGCCGAATCTCCTCTTCGAAACCGGCCAGCGTTGCCTTCAGGGCCTTGAACACCTCCCAGGTGTCACCGCTATCGAGCTGCCGGTGGTGGGTGCGCCCGAACTTCTGGGCCAGCGATCCAGACAGCTTGATGGTCGTCATGGGCTTGTAGGCGATTGCGCTCATCGGGCCTCCTTGTGCCGCAGAATCAGGCGGGCCCGGTCATGCCAGGGCCCGCCGTAGATGATCACCTCTGACGGCCTGCCGTACAGGTGGTGCAGGAGGAACGGGCCGGGGCCGTACAGGTCTGCTTGCTCGCCGGGCATCTTGGGATCGCCGCCGAGGTAGATGCCAGCATGGTTCGGGTGCGCCGTCCGCCCGACGGCCATGACGATCATGTCGCCGCGCTCGGGCCGGTCGACCTGGTAGAACCCCGCTGCCTCGTAGGCCTGTTCGTAAAGGCTCGGGCCGGCCGCCTGCTCCCACCAGCCGTCCTCGCGGGCATAGGCCGGGAAGCCCAAGCCCCACTCGCGCTGGTACCAGTCGGCGCATACCTGCCAGCAGTCCCAGGCGCCGTGCACGAAGGGCCGGCCCAGAAGCGGCGTATCGCCGGTTGGAGTTATCGTCCGCAGGTCGCCCTCCGGCCACGATAGTATGTGCCATGGCAGCCCCGTGGCCTCGCACATGGCCAGGTCGCGCGGCGAAGGCCTGCTGGTGGCGTCCGGGTGCGAGTGCAAGATGCCGATCACCTGTCCCTGGTCTTCCGCCTCGGCATACTGCTCCGGCGCGATGCGGAACTCCTCGGTCGGCTCGGTGGCCACGTTGGCGCAGGGGAAGTACACCTGCTTGCGGCCCACGGCCAAGATCAGCCCGCAACACTCGCGTGGGTACTCCGCCGCGGCGTGCTGCTGCAAGGCGGCGAGGATGTGTTTCAGCATGATCAGCTCCTGGCGATCAGGGAGACGGCTGGGAAGCCGCCGAAAGGCAGCTGGTTGCCCTGGCCAAAGCGCGCGGCGCAGCCGGTATCCAGGCAGCCATTGCACTGGTCCTTGGCCGGATCGTCCGTGGGGTTGCCGTCGAAGTCGAAGTAAGGACCGGTGTATCCACAGTTCGGGCCTCGGTATCCGTTTGTCATGGCCCAATGGCAGAGCTGGGTCATCTGGCGGCCGATGCTCTCGCCGCCGACGTCGCCCGGGCTGGCCAGCTCCCAAGAAACCGTCGTGCCGTTCTCCGACACCTTCTGGTCGATGTACCAGACCTCCGTGCTCTCCTGGGTCGGGTCGGCCTCAGGGTTGCCGGCGGGGAAGTTCACCGGGTCCAGGTACCGCTTCAGGGTCTGCCGGATCGTCAGCTTGAACTCGAGCAGGTTGTCGAAGGCCAGGCAGAGGGCGGTGATCCGGCCATTGACGTTGCCGACCGAGATCGTCGGCCGCACTGCGGTACCGTCCGAGTTCGCCTCGATGCCCTCGATCTGCATCGGCCAGGCGTCGTACTCGTTGCCCTGCCACCAGATCGACTTGGCCGGCAGCTGGTCGGCATCCACGCCGGCCGCTGCCAGCTCTGCGGGCGAGTGTGGGATCGCGTGCCCGTGGAAGCGCAGGATGTCGGCGCCCCAGTCCGAGCCGTCGAGCTCGAACATCAGCACCTCGCTGCCCGGCTGGAGCAGCTGGATGTCTTTGATCAGGGTCATGGTGATTCCTTACGGGTGGAAGGCCCGCTGGAAGGTGGCGGTGACCTTGAATTGCTCGCCGCCCATCGGCGTCGGCTTGGGATCGACGCAGGTGAACAGGCCCAGCTCGCCAAGCGGGGTGCTCCAGAGGAACGCCTTCGCGCCAGCGTGCCGGTCGAAAAAGTCCATGACCTCCTTCACCCGGGCCTTCCTGCCGGTGATGGTCACCGGGTAGCTGTCTTCCTTGTTGTTCGGGCCGTCGCCAACGACCTGTCGGTATCCACCGCCGAAGCGAGACTCTCGCACCCGGTACTGGATATCGGGGGTCTCGCCGCGCTCAGTAGCCCAGCGGAAGGTTTCAATGGCCATCATCGCCTCCCTTGAATGGCTCGCCATGTTGCGCCGCCACTTGGGCTCAACGTCTTGCGTTCGTTTGCCGCAATCTCGGCGCGGATCAGTTCGAGGAATTGCGGCGCCAGCCGCTGCCCCATCGCTGTGTCAGCGGACACATCGCCGCCACCTTCTCGGTTGATATTGATAGTGACCTCCATTTTCTGCTCCGCTCCAGCGCTCGACGCGCCAGCCGAACCGCCCAGGGCACGCACCCCAAGGTTTCCATCCGGAGCCCGGGTCAGAGGCATGATCGCCTCCGGTCCAGCCTCACCGAACACGCCTGCCCCCTTCGCGAACGCGAAGAACTGCGGCGAGCTGTGTACCTGGTTGCTAAAGTGGGACAGGCTCGGCGAGTCGTACACCCCGCCCTTGGCGTTGGGCACAAAAGAGCCCTCGCTGAACCCCGTCATGGTCCCCTCGCCGACCGCCGAAGCCCCGCCGCCGAAGAACCCGCCGATGGCCGACCCAAACAGGCTACCGGCGATGCCGGTGATCGCCTGTCTGGTCGCAATCCTGGCCATGTCTGCCAGCACCGACTTGGCGAAGTCGGAGAACGACAGCTTGCCGGTAATGGCGAAGTTCGCCACAGCGTCCTCCATGCTGGAGAAAGCGTTGCTGAACAGGGTACGGGTTTGGCCGGCGACGTCCCGGGCCTGTTCCAGGTAGCTGCTGAATGCAGATGATGCCCCGCTGCGCCAGTCACCCTGCGCCGCCGTCATGGCGTCGTAGTTGGCGACGGTAGTTTCCTGTAGGTCCCGCTCAGTCTTCTTCAGGGCTGCCAGCTTCTGGTTGTACTCGTCGAGGCTCATGCCGCGCGAGCCGTCGCCGTACTGGTTGGCCAGGTCCAGGCGCTGCTGGTTCATGCGGTCGGTGATGCCGTTCTGCTGGTCCTGCAAGGCGCGCTGGCGGTCGCCAAGGCCCAGGCCATCGGCAGCTCGCTGCCCCTGAAGCCTCAGGGCCTTGACCTGCTGATCAAGGGCATCAGTGTAGGTCTGCACCGCCCTCGCCTGCTTGGCCAGGCGGCCCTGCTCATTGGTGGCGAGCACGGCCAATTCCGAATCAGCATCCTTCTGCGCCTTGACCATGGCGGCCCGGGCGTCGGCGATCTTCTGGTCCAATTGGATGCGCTGCTGCGCACTGGTGCTGCTACGACCTTTGGCGTCCTCCAGGGCCTTGATTTCGGCCTCGTAGGCGTTGGTGACCTCCGCCTTCTGCTGCTCGATGATCGCGGCGCGCTGAGAGGCGTACGACTCCTGGGAGATGATCCCGGCCTTCTGCGCCGCATCCAGCTCCTTCTGGTGGTTCTTGTACTCAGCCAGGATGGCGCTCAGCGCGTTTTTCTGGTCGTTGAACCCGGAAAGGTCGACCGATGCTGTTCGGCCGGCAGGATCCTTGAACTGCTTGGCAATATCGCCCTTAACCCTGGCGATGTTCTCCGGTTTCAGGCGATCGTCGTTCGGGTTCGCCTTGCGAATTGCATCCAGGGACTTTTGGTACTCCTTGAGCGCATCAGCCCGCTTTTCGGCGTTTGTCCTGGCAGACTTCTCCAATGCATCGATCTTGTCCATGGCAAGCGTTGCCGCTTTCTGCTGCCTGACGTCCAGCTCCCGTGCCTTCGCTACGGACTCCAGGGTGTCACGCTGCTGAATCAGCCCTTTCAGCTCGAGGCTCGCATCGGTCAGCTTCTTTTGTGCTGCCGTGTCGTCCGGGTCACCATTTACAGCGCTCTGCGCCGCGGCGACACGCTGACGAGTCTCGACGATACGGCTTGCGAGGTCCTGGTCCCGGCCAATGTTCTTGACCGAGTCCACGGTGGCAGCGACCTCCCCGCGCAGGGCCTTCCATCCTCGCTCCCATATGGAAAGATTCTCAGTGACCTCTTTGCTGCGGTTCTTGATGGTGTCGACGTAGGTGTCGGTTAGTAGCTTGGCCGCCCCGATGGTGTCGCCTTGCTCTTTCAATGCCAGGATCTGCGAGTAGGTCGCCGCAGTCAGGAAGCTGTATTGGTCGTTTAGATCCTTCGCGGCGGCCACTGGGTCCTTGCCGATTTTGACGAACTCAGCGACGGTTTCCTCGACCGCCCGCCCAGTCGCCGAACGCCACTCGAGAGCGGCCTCTGTGATCCCGACGAAGCTATCGGAGGCGACTTTGCCGCTGTCTGCCAGCTTGGTGAGCACTTCGGATGCTGCGCCGGTGGTGCCGACAGTGGCCGAAACCTCGCGCGCCATGCCAGATAGCCGGTCGGAGGTTGTGCCAGCAGCATTACCGGTCGTGATCAGCGCTTTCTGGAACCTGACAGCCTCCTCGCTCCCCGAGTAATAAGCGTATCCCAGTACACCAGCCGCAGTTGCTGCCACGGTGAACGGATTCACCAAACCCAAGACATAACCGCCGAGGGCTTTAACGGCAGGGCCAATGCCGCCAAACATGTCCTTGAGCTGCCCGCCCTGTTGCAGCAGCACTTGGAGCGGGGCCTGTCCGCCTTGCAGAGACACCACGATATCGGTGAACTGCGCTGGCACGCCGCGTAGTGCAGCTGCAGTGGCCTTGGCCGACATGCCGGTCTTATTCAGCGCAGCATCGGCTCCGCCCAGTGCAGTGCGTGCTTGGTCGATCTTCGCCTGATACTCGCCAAACGTCTCCGCATCTAGCGCACCACTTGTGCGGAAGCTCCTCAGCTTCTGTTCCATCTGGTCCAGCCGGCCCATGGCAGCCACGGTCGGATCGATCTTGCCGAGCAGTTCCTCGAGCGCCTGGCCTTCTTCCCGGTGGGCGCCAGCGGCCTTCTTCGCCGCCTCTGCCCGGCGCTCCTCCGTAGCGATGAGAGCCTGGGCCCGGCTGTTGATGGCCGCCTGGCGGCTGGCGCTGTCAGACAGCACAGCATTCGCCTTGGCAGTGACCTCGGCGCTCTGTTCGGTCGCCCGGTTCAGTGACTGGACGTATTGGCTGGCCTCCAGCGAGGCCTTGGCCACGGCCAAGATCCTGGCTTGCTGCTCGTCGGCAGATTCGGCGGCGCGCCGCCCGGCCTGGGCGCCGGCGTCCGTTGCGCCGGTGAGTGCCTCCTGCACCTTGCCTGCCTGCGCAGCCTCGGTCCGGAACGCCCCCATATTCGCTGCGGCACTGCTGAACGCCGTAGATGCGCTGGTGACAGCACGACCCACTGTAGCCATCTGCTGCGCCAGCTCGGTTTGCTTGGCATTGAGAGCCTGCAGCTCCTGAACGATCTGCCGTGTGTCACCCTGCAGGCCGCCCAGCGCTGTCTCCCAGGCGCGCCCAGTTCGTCCAGCCGACTCCTCGCTGCGCTTGCCGGCGTCCGTTAGCTGATCGAGGTTGTCTTTCGCCTCGACAGCATCGCCGGAGTCAATCTGTAGGCCAAGGGAGGCGATGGTGGTCATGCATTTCTCCGGGCATAAAAAAACCCGCCGAAGCGGGTTGGTTCGATTGTGGTCTAATCAAGTTTTCAGGATTTTGGCTTTCTCGACCTCGAACTCCTCAGCGGTGAGGTGTCCTCGCTCCTTCAGATCAGCAAGCTTTTCAAGCTTCAGGTACGGCTCATCATCTGTCGCCGGGTCAGTGGTTTGGAGTGGTGAAGTAACTGGAGCAGCGTGATCAGCGATAGCTGATGCCGACCATATCAAGGCTGCAAGCCAGCCTAAAGCAGTCCACCCCAGGAAGAGGTTTAGAAGGAAAATGGGGGTTCCATTTGGGTGCCCCCTCTTCCCTGCAACGATGGTTGGAACGAAATACACCACAACCACCAGAGCTAGAAGAAGAAACCCAAGTACCGGGCTTGAATCGCTGGACATAGCAGACCACTCCTTGTTAATGAGGGCAATCTACCACAGCCCGTCCACCGCCGGCGCTCGCCGACAAGCGCCATCCGCCATCACGCCCATTTGGTCTACCCTTACCCTCCCCAACCACTCACATGAAGGGTGCGAAGATGCCCGACGATGAGAAGCGGAGATTTGCCGAGGCGCTGGAGCACTGGGCGGAAGCTGTGGATGCGATCCGCGCCAGGGATCGGGCCGAGGCCATTGCCAAAATCGAAGAGCTACGAAACATGCATCTGATGCGGGCTTTCCACACGAGCGCGCTATGGGAACACTATGCGTGGGCGCGGCGGGGTCAGGGGTGACCACAAACACGGACCGAAGCCAAGCGCCAGCCGTCGGGCATTTGTTTTCCCTTCCGCACCACCTGCAGGGCGTATAGTCCCCAGAGATATGGGGCGCAGTAACGTGCTTCAGAAAGGAAGGAGTACGAAGCATGAGCGCCGAGTCCAAGCGTATCGCCGCCTTAGAACAAGCGTTGTATGCAGCGCTGTCAGCGTCTGAACAATACGGAATCACCGCAGACGATATGCGCCTGAAGGCAATTGCAGGTCTGTCACTTAGTCCAAACTGGGGATGGGTAGCTGACGAATCTACGGCTGATGCCGAGGCAGAATTAACCGGCGCAGTCAGAGTGGTACGTGAAAAAAACAACGGCCCAAATTAAAAGCTCTGTACATGGCAATGCATCGCTGATGACCCAAACAATGAAGCGGACTGTCAAGCTTTGCCTAAGCGGCAATTTCGCGAATGCGCGATAATGCTTCTGTGGCAGGTCGGATAACGGCCAAATAGCCACAGCGGCGGACGGTAAACGACGACTGTCTCTACCCAAAGGTGACTTCCAGGGCGCCGAAACGCCCCGGCGCCGTCAGCCCGAACTTTAATCAGCGCTGCTGAATTTTTTCGTATCGATAGCGGGTGCGACAAACTCCGGGCCATCACCAGCTGCCCGCCACCGCACATTAGTAATTCCGTAACGCTCAGCCATAGGACGGCTGACCTTCTTGATCTTGTGCTGACCAAAGCGCGGGATTATACCCACTCCAGCATCACAGCTCGCCCAGTGCCACGCCTCAACATTGTCCATCCGTTCAAGTCGGATTATGAAGGTGCGGTACTCACCGCGGAACTCATACTCGATCACATACAACTGCTGCCCTGCCATCAAGCCATCTCCTTTCTCAGTCCACGGCTGATGGAGTACAAATTGAACCAAAAAATTCATTCGGAATTGGTGATCCCTGGGGGGTGAAACAGCGGCACCGATTAGCTATACGCTGGCGTGCTAAACCGTGATCTGTCACAGCAATCATTCGTAGAGGATGGGCACATCATAATGAGCAATTTTGTCATCATTTCCGGCTGCTCAGGCGGAGGCAAATCCACGCTTCTCTCCGAGCTTCAGCGACGCGGATACGCCGTGATCGAAGAGCCGGGGCGGCGCGTCGTGCAAGAGCAAATACATACTGGAGGACAAGCGTTGCCATGGCTCGACATGGAGGCCTTCTTGCGGCGCGCAATCAATGTAGCTCTGGATGACTATGCCAATGCACCAGCCTGCGGTTCTCACTGGGTGTTCTTCGATCGGGGTCTAGTTGATGCAGCTGCGGCCCTTCAAGCGCTGACCGATGAGCCCCTACTCGACAAACTACGTCAGCAGAATCGCTACCATTCACACGTTTTCCTAACGCCCCCATGGCCTGAAATCTACGTGCAGGACGATGAGCGTCGCCACGACATGACTGCCGCTCTGCGTGAATATGAACGGCTCCAGACAACTTATCCTTCTCTAGGCTATTCGGTATCGCTGGTGCCCAAAGTTTGCGTGGCCGAGCGTGCTGACTTCGTGTTGGCCTCTTTAGGGCTCACTGACCAGCCGGCTGGCTACTGACCTTCGGACGTGAAAAGCCCAGCGCATGGCTGGGCTTAATTTCTTGCCCTCGGCTGTCAAACACAGGCCGCGACTTTCTTAGTCGGACCTTCAACGGCGATCTGCCTGGCACGACCTACGCCCCAGGCAAGAGCTCGAGTCATGGTCTCACCAGGTCGAGAATCAAAGGCTTCCTCGTGCACCGCTTGCCCGGTGGGGCCATAAACTCCGAAAAACAACTGTGTGCTACCCGTTCGCGACAGCCGTACCTCAACTTCTATTGAGGTTCCATCGTCGAGCATTTCATCGTGATCCCGGTGGTGCAAGGTGGGATCAGCCCATTTCCAAAACACGTCCCCACGTATCTTCATGCCGTCCTCCTTTGACTTTGGTCTATGTGTGAGTGCTCTCCCACCATAGCGCTGTGAGGTACGCGCACAAGACTTTGGCGCCAAAAAATCTCAGCGAACCGACAGTCGGAACGGCTTCCTATAGTGCTGCTCATGCTTCCACTGGAGGCCGCTAATGCAAGCGAAGCGGATTGTTCCTGTCCACCCTTCCACCCTGGACGGAAAGCCAGTACGTGGCCCTGGCCGGGGCGTAGTAGCGTTGTGCCTCCCAACGAACCGCCCCGGTCCGTTGCCGGAAAGCCCATGGACTGGGGCATTGAGGCCTAGGAGGTCGATATGCGAGATCACATCGCAATTGAAAATCTGGATAAAGCTCTGCAGGACATCGCCAACAAAGCTGTGAATGGTAAGGTGCCGCCAGAGCTGAACACTGTTGTGCAGGCATTCAGAGCTGTGACCAACAACATGGAGCGCCGAATTCAGAACCTCGAGCGCGCCCTGAACGACGCCGAAATAAAGATCCCCTTCTAGCCGGTATGCCCAGGCAGGGCCTCCTTGAAGTAGATCTGTGTCTCATCAGTGGGCTGGAACAGCTGCTGGTGAGTCACCATGTCGATTTGCCCGTTTGAAAAGATTGGCTCGTCACCGTACTTTTCCCGCAGCGCCTCCATCAGCTCCTCCTTGGTCAGCGTAAAGCGTTCGGTGCGATAGTGCGTCACCTGTACTTCTTTGCTCATATCCCTCTCCTGCGGCCTAGCCGCGTCAGTCGTTGCCCTACTCCGCCGCCTCAGCCATCAAGGCCAGAGCTTCGTGCTCCATAATGCGGAGATCGGGGAAAATTTCGGTGAGCTCTCGGCGCTTGATTCCGAGCATCGACGCGACCGCGGGGATGGCTGTGTAGTCCAATCCCGAAGGTCCGCCCTGCCCCAAGCGCCACTGCGTGCCCAATGCCTCAAATACCAGGAGGGACGGCCAAGCATCTGGCCAAACCTCCACCACTTCCTCAGGGAGGTCGGCCAGGGTCAAACCAATGGCCGCTAACTGCTCGGCGGACGGGCCGCGCTCATACAGCGCCCGAGCCGCCGCCCTCAGTTTCCCAAGCGGGCCGGGCTGTAGGCCGCCTGGTAGGCATCGGTCACTGCCTTCGGCGCGCCGGTGCAGGTGCGCACGAGTTCGACGATTGCCTCCTGGCTGAACTCGTCCTCCAGATCCCAGCCGGTGATGATCTCGCCCAGCTGCTCGGCCTGCAGGGTGATTTCACCGGCAGTGACCTCCTCCCAGCTCACGCCATCCTTCTGGGCCTTTTCTGCCCAGGTGTCGCGCGCTTTGTTCCAGCGGTCGAACATGCCGGCCAGTGTCACACGGTCCATGTACCGGAACTGGAACTCAACCGGCACCGGCTCGCCGCCGATACGCGGCACCTGCACAACCGCAGTGAAGGTCGGGTTCTGCGCGATCTTGATCCTCGCCATGGGCTCTCCTTAGGCGCTGTAACGGGTCGGACGGCCAGACAGGCCTACGGAGATGGTTCGGGTCATCAGCTGGTTCCGCTCCATGGTCGGCGTGCTGGTGATGCTGACGTAGCCAGGCATCAGGATCTGACCGCCGCCCGGAAGCTTGAGGCGGATCACCGTTAGCTCTTTGGAATCGTCGTAGCCCTCCACGACCGGGACGTACAACGCGGTCGGCTGGTCCTCGACCGTCACCGACACGCTGATCGGGTTGCGGTTGGTGGGGAACTGCAGATCGTCGTCGTTCTCGAGGTAGCCGACCGTGAGGAACTGCTGCTCGCCGCCGGAGACCGTGAAGCCTGTCACTTTCGAGATCTGCGTCCAGCCCGACACCGGGACAACCGAGCCAACGCCGGCACCTACGGTGTACCGGTCGGTGTTGGTGGTGTCCAGGCCCGCCAGCGAGAACGCGTCGGTGGTGACGTTGGCGGCCTTGGCGGTGCGGTCGTTGATGAGAGCCCAGCCGGAGCTGATCAGCAGAATGTCGTCGGCATCGATACTGTGGCCTACCGCGCTCGCCACTGGCGGCTTGGCATTGGTCAGGGCAGTGAAAGGCACAGCGGTGCCCAGGGTGCTGGCGATCTCCAGCACAGAACCGTTGGGCAGCGGGATGCGTGCGGCCATGTGTGTTTCCTCTTGGTAGCCCGCCGGGCGGCGGTGTTATGCCCCAGCGGGCGGTTGGTCCGCGATGCCGCGGTAGGTGAAGCTGGCCGGGACTGTGTAAGTCGACGGCTCGGGGATGGTGGGGCTCTGCTCTACCGGCTCGACGACCAGGCCTTCGAAGCCGTTGCGGCTCAGCTCGCTGTCGACACGGAAGATACTGGTGAGCTCATCAATCACGGCCTCAGCAGTCGCCAGCGCCTGGCCTGCCGGGCAGGTGATGCTGACCTGGTAGATGCCGGTGTACTCGTAGGCCTCACCGCCCAAGTAGCGGCAGGTGGCGCTGGCCGGGAGCAGAAAGGCGCGCAGGTAGGTTTCGTCGGGGCCTGGCTCGAAAGCCTGCTCGAAGTTCGCCACCCTTATGGGTCGGGCAGAAGCCCAGGCCGCCAGTTTGATCTCGATGGCCTGACGGGCACGTGCATGGCTCATACGCTGTTGTTCCTGATGGCTTCGTCAACGATCCGTTGGAAGTTGGCCAGGGTAACCCTGACCATGCCGGCCGGGGCCTGGGTTGAGTGGCCGTATTCCAGCGGCACCGCGTACGCCAGGTTGTTCACGATGTAGGCTGTCTGGCCGATGGTCAGCGCCTGCACCTGAGTGATGAGCGCGGTCATGGCTTCGCTGCCCGATGGGTCGATACGGTCTAGCTCTTCGGTCGCAGGCGAGTCGATGGAGAACTGCCAGTTACCCCGGAACCGCCCACCGACATAGCCCTGGCCTGCTACCAGGCCATTGGTGGCGAAGTTCTGCTCGCGCTCGGTCTTGGTGAGGGGCTTGGCATACTTCACGCCTTTGCGCAGATTGCCGGCCTTGGTGAAGTTTTCCTGGTTCAAGTTGATCAGTGTGTTGCGTACCGCGACCTTGAAGTCGTAGTCATCGGCAGCCCTAGTCGCCTTTGCCCGGTGTGCAACGTTGGCCGCCCAGAGCTCGGGATTGCCTACCGGCGACATGCGGATGACGCTACTGCCGATTTCGATCACGATCTCGCGGAAGGTGGCGTCCAGGGCTTGCTCCGCCTGCTCGGCGAATGCCCGAATTGCCTCAGCGAAGCCACCCTGCTGTCCACCGTATCGCTGGGCCATGTGTGAGCCGCGCGCCATATCATTTCCTCAGCTGGACGGTCCAAGTCGCTTGGGCAGGGTCCTGAGACACGTTAAGTGCGCGGTAGCCGCTCACCTGGTCGCCGATCTTGGGCAGCGCTGGGACATCGGTTACAGCGCCTGCCTGGCCCTCGAACAGTTCGTTCTGGAGGACCAGGAGCTTCACGTCCTCGGTCTGGATGCGCGTGCCATCGATTTCCTTGGCCAGGTAGCTGCCGAACACGCCTCGACCGGCGTAGTAAGTGGTAGAGGCCGGGACGGTGCCGCCGATCTCGGGGTCATATCCGCCCTTAACCGTGCGGCTCCCGGCTACGGGCTTCACCGCGTCGGCAAGGCCGTCTGGATCATCGAACGCTTCCGCCAGCTCGGCCTGAAGTTCTTCACGCATGCCCATGGGTCAGATCCTCTTGAGCATTATGGTGCCGGCGCGACGGGCCCATGGTGCGATGAGGTCGAGAGCGAAGTTCTCGCCGGTCGAGCGATCGACAGACCCCGCAACGTAGGTCTTGCTGGTCGAAGTACCTGACTGGGCCGACACGGTCTTGCTCTGCACCTCGCGCTGTGTGTCCTTGTACAGCTTGCCGGCTGCAGCCAGCTTGGCCACCTGCGCTCCGGCGCTCGCGATGGCGTCAGGCACCGGATCTGGCACCGGCCGCTTGATCTTGGCCGTGAGCCAGGCATTGGCCATGGCAACGGCGAGGACCGCATCACCGTCTCCTGCCCAGCCCTGCCCGAGCTCCTGGTCAACATCAGCGACGGTGATGAAGTCGGTCATGGCTTATTCCTTCGACGGGATCAGGGCCTGCAGATCGGGCTTGTTGAGGACTGGGTCGAAGGTGATGCCTTGCGCTGTCAGCCACTCCTTGAGCTCCGGCACCTTCATCTTGTGCGGGTCGGTTTCGGGATCGCCGTCACCCTCCTCCTCCAGCGCCTTGGCGATCTCTGCCGCAGTGCTGGTGGCGGCATAGCCTGCAGGAGGGTAGGCAGATGCCTTGTAGCCCTGCTCCAGCCACTGAGAGATAGTCGGCCCGTCCAGGCGCAGACCTTCCTCGATCTCGCTCACGCTGATGCCCTGGCGCTGGTAAGCCTCGCCGATGTGCGGAGCCTCGCCCTGCACGGACACCGAGGTGGCGCCGTCGATCACGCCGAAGAACTGGTCCAGGCGTCGATAGCAGGTGTCGCGCTCGCTGCCCGGGGTGTTGGTGTAGATGACTTTCATGCTGATCTCCTGTGCAGGGCGCCAGGCCGGCGCCCCGCATCATGGGCTCAAGGGGTGGCGGTGCCACTGATGACCGCGGCGAACGGAACCTGCTTGCGGTCGAAAACGCGCTTCCAGTTCGCTGCTGCAGCGTACTGGGCGGCGGTCGGGCTGAGGTTGCGGTTCTCGCTGCCCTGCCAGCTGAAGCCAGCCGGCTGCAGGATGTAAGTCTTGCGCTCCCAAAGAACCTCGGCGCCACCACCGTTGCCGCCATCAGCCTTGCGCTGCATCTCGACAGGCATGTGCGGGTCGCCCTCGCCGTAGCCGAATGCCCCCTGACCGAAGAACAGCGACAGGTACTGGCCCGGCGCGTAGGTCAGGGCGTCATCCATGAACACAGGCTTGCCCAGGTAAGTCGCCAGGATGATCTTGCCTTGCGAGTCGCGCAGGTACTCGATCATGTCCTGCTTCACCATCTGGTTCATGACGACCGAGTGCACGCCGATGGCGGCGAACATGTCGGCTGCGTCACCAGCGGTAAAGGCGGCGTCTTGGAAGGCATTGGCACTGATCGAGGCGCCCGAGTCCTTGACCATGTCGCCGCCGTTCTGGGCGATGTTGGCGGCGATGATGCCGCGGCCGGCGCCCATCAGGTAGCGCTGCCACTGGCGGGTCCAGTACGTGCCGAAGCGGTTGCGGATGTGTTGCATCGGCTCGGAGTTGGCCAGCTCAGCAGTCAGGTCGGAGACGCCGTAGCCCTTGTTGAGATACAGGGTCCGAGCGCGCATGCTGCCCTGCTCGGCCTTGCCAACGGCGCCCAGGTCGTCGGGGTCATCGTTGGAGATGTTCGGCGCCTCGTCGGCGTCGAGATCCTGCCAGTAGCTGATCTCGGAGGTGCCCTGGCCATTCTTGGCGATGTTGTCCAAGGTGGCCGAGCGGGTGATGATGCCCGACTCGTAGACGGCGGTCTTTTCCGGAGAGTTCACCGGCTCCAGAGTGCCGTAGTAGTCGGCGACGAAGATGTCCGACAGTTGGGTAGATGCCATGGGTTAGGTTCCTCGGGTGGCTTGGAGTTTTTTGAAAGCGTCGGGGTTGTCACGAGCCATCGCTGCACGCTCGGTCTCGGTGTACTCGCCCCATTTCTTCGTGGCCTTGCCACCGTTGTCGCCGGTCTGCCCGGCACCCTGAGCCCTTGGCCACAGGTGAGTAGCGGTCTCGCGCAGCGATTCCGCCCATTCGAGGGGAGACAGCGGGGTCTTGCCGTCCTTCCCGTACACGACTTCGCCGGCACAGTCGGTGGCAACGGGCTCGCCGTCTTCGCTCAATTTGAAGGTGCCGCGGGCGCGGAGGATGATGTCCTCGGCAGCCTCGGGCAGCGCGCCGGCCTTGATGGCGGCAGCGCGGATGGAGTCGGCCAGCACCTTATCGCTGTACTTGGCTGCGAAGGCTTCGGCCTTGTCCGCACGCTCGTTGGCCGCCTTGACCTGCTTGTCCAGATCGGTGCGCAGGCGCTCGGTGCGGCGGCTGATAACCTCGTCCAGCTTGCCCTCCGCGATCAGCTTGGTCTCTTCGTCCTGACCTGCCTTGGCCAGCAGGCCCTTGACCGCTTCGATATCCAGGCCGTCGAACTGACCTTTCAACTTGTCCAGTTCGGCTTTGATGGTCTTGTTGGAGCCGATCAGCTCGGCGTTTTTGGACTTAAGGCCCGAGACCTCACTGTCCAAGAATTTCTGTACCTCGCCGCCCAGCACTGCTTTCAGCGCGGTGGTTTGGGTTTCGTCGAGGGTGAGGCCGTGGGCGGCCGGGTCGAAGTCAAAAGGCATGTGGCTATCCCCTGGGGATTGATTGACCCGCCTGGCGGGCATAAAAAAACCCGGCATTGCCGGGTTGTGTTGTATTCGCGTAGCTCAGGAACTGAGGGTGAGCAGGTTTTTGTGTATTGCTCCCTCAAACTCGCGCAGCGTGGTTCGGACTACGAACCTGAGACCCTTAACCCTGCCATGGCAGTGGTCACGGACAAAGGCGGCGATTTGCTGGTCGGTTCCAGGCGGTAAGTGAAGCGAAGCACTGTCTCCGTAGGACATGGAGACAGGCAAAGAATCACTTCCCCACCAAAACTGAGTGAACTGAATGTATTTTTTTGCAAATGGTGAGTGGACAGAGAGCGAGATCACCTTCACCGGCCTCTTTCCGTCTGAGGTCATGTTCACAGCGATAAACCAGCCGCCCTCACCGGTATCCGCAATAGCGGATCGGACAGAGACGCGGACGTTTTCAACATCCTCTCTTCTTTGCTTGTCTGCGAGCCAAAGGGTGGTGATGACCGCAGCTAGTGCACCGATTCCGGATACCCACCCGCCCAGCATGGAGAGAACCGGAACCACCTCATTCACGAACGACGCATTGCTTTTCCCAAGGCCGAACGACAGCCCCAAGAGAAATGCGAGCCCTACAAGCAAAGCGATTACGGGTATCCATAGCAACTTCAGCATTCTTCGTCCCATGACAGTGATGCGCAACATGCGCGACTGCCATGATCTTCCAACAGAGTCTTGTGTACTAGGGTGAGATGAATGGCTCACAGCCCCGCTCGCTCGAATACTAACGGCTCCAGATCCTTGAGTTGGTCGAGCGTCAGTGGCTTGAAGTTCTTGTCCAACTGGAGCGCCGCGAACCGCTCCGCCGCCAACCCACCATCACGGAACAGCTTACCGCGCACCGGCCCCAACGCGGCGTCCTGGAACGCCGCAGGCTGCGTTTTCAGCCATTGGTAGTAGCTGAGGCTTGCCGCGACCTGTGCGCCGCCATCTGCGCCAACGGAGGACCGCGTGGCGCCTTGACCGAACAGCGCCGACAACCTGGTGATTGGCGTGATGGTGGTTCGGCAATGAATGTGAAACGGCGGCACAGGCCCCTTGCCCACTTCGAACTCGCGGCCATCCAGGCTCCGGCACTGCAAGCTTGTCTTCCGGTCCAGTGTGGCGACGATGCGATAGCCCGGCACCACCTCGACATTCTCCTTGAACGTTTCCATGCGCGCCGTGGTGGTCACATGCTGAACCGCGGTCTGGACGACAGCCCGGGCGCTCCGGTTCGTGACCGCCAGCACGCCGTCTGTGAAGTTCTGCGCCGCAGTGCCGCGAATAGTCTGGGTAATCTCGGCGTTGGTCTGGCCCTGCACAACACCCATCCGGATGGCATTGGTGACCCTGTCAGCTTCGGTCCGGGTCCATCCGTTCAGGAACGGTTTGAGCAGCTTGCCGCCATCCACCCCGGCCACCTGCAGGGGCTGAGTGTTGATCGCCGCCCGGATCAGGGAATCCGCTGGCATCACCGCATCGATCAGCAGCGCCTCCGCCAGGCTGCGCCCCTCGAATGCGGCTTCGTACTGCGCGATGTCAACCAGGTCGGACTGCATCCGGTCGCTGAAGGCCTTGTAGATCTCAAGCAGCTTGCTGCCCACCCGCCCCAGAAACTCGTCAAGCCGGCTTCGGCCGTAGGTGGTCAGCTCCTTGCGGGTGAGCTGGTCGCGGATGTGGGTGTCAGCGCGGCGCAGGTAGGTTTCGAACTTCTTGACCTCGCCGGCCTTGAGCCGCTCAAGCAACACCGAGTGGCGGCTTACCTGCTCCAGCAGCTTCTCGTCCGCCGTTTGCTCCGGTTTCGTCGACATCGTCTTTATCCAAGTTGATGCCACCTGCGCCGTGGTCGTCGCCGATCAGGCCGGCTTCTTCGTCGTAGGGGTGCTCGGGAAGCTTCCCTGTGGTGAGGTACTGCCAGTAGGTCTCAGCGCTGATGGTGCCGGCCATGACACTCTTCTGCAGCTCGGCCAGCACTTGGGCGTTGACCTCTGGAATGACGAACTCCGGCTTGACCGTGAAGACGACGTCGTCCGGGTCATAGCCAGTCCACTCTGCGGCGTACCGCAAGGCCTGCTCAATGGCCTCCGCCGCAGTGATGACGATGCTGTGCAGGGTGGCATGCTGGTCGTTCTGCCGGGTCTTGCGGGCCTCACCCGATTCCGTACCGGACACGTCCATGACCTTAGCGCCCGCCTCAAGGGCCGAGCTCTTCTGGTCTGCCATCGCCGTGCGGACAGCTTCGATTCCGGCACCCTGGAACTCCAGATAGCCGCACGATCCGCTGGGCCCCAAGTCCCAGGCTGCCGAAGGGCCAGTGACGCTGAGCTCTACACTTTCATCCAGGCCGGACACCCACGGCTGCGGGTGGCTGGTCTGGTGCAGCGCGGTGAAGTAGTCGGCGCTCAGCTGGTAGGACTTCAGCGCGGCTCTGGCCATGGTCAGCAACGGGATCTCGTCCACATCAGGCGAGTTGTCAGTGGAACCGCAGTAGATGACGGGGATGTAGCCCAGGCCGCGCACCAGGTTGTTGTTGCCGTCTACTGTCCCCAGGGGGCGATCCTCCTCGATCAGCTCGCCAGCCTCGTTGCGCACGCCTGTGCGGCAGACCACGCCATCCATGTAGAACTCGCGGTACACCGTCTCGCACTCGTGGCTGTAGCGATCCTGCTCCTTGCGCCTGAACTCGCGGAACACGGACAGCACCAGGTCCTGCCGGCCGCCCTGGTCGGCAGTGTCCCAGTTGATGGCGTTGCGCACCGCGTAGGTGGCGAAGTAAGGCTGGCCCTGGTCATCGATATTGACCACCAGCGGCACTCGCCCATGGGAGATGGCCTGGCGCACGATCCGCAGGAACAGCTGGGTCAGGCCGAAGCCATCCGCCGTGGCGTTGTCCTCCAGACCCTTCAGGCCCGAGGGCAACTTCACCTCGGGAATCAGCCGGGAGACCAGGCCCATCATCGAGCGCAGCGAATCTCGCACCCAGTGCTCGTACTGGGCCCGGTCGGTGTAGTTCCGGTAAAGATAGGCATTGCCGGCGCCGTCCAGCTTCTCGGCCTCGATCATGCCGCTGGGCTTGGGCAGATTGCGCGGACTGCGCTTGATGGCGCCCTCGCCCTCCAGCGCGTCGTCCATCATCCGCCACTCATCGATGTGAGCGTCATAGTCTGGGTTGGTGGATTGAACAGGCATTACGCCAAACCTCCGATGCGGCGGGTGCCGGCGGACTGAGTCTTGATCGGGAACCGCTTGGCGATGAAGTAGCCGGCGGCGTCGTTCATGTGGTCGTGCCCCTTCTTGGGGTCCTTGTCCGGCTCGCCCTTGTCGGTGTACGTCTGCCGTTCCAGGCACTGGGTGAGCTGCGGGCACTGGTCGATGTTGACCTTCATGCGCCGCTCCCCGTAGGTGTTGAGAAACATGGCGTTGACCGCATTGATACGGTCCTTCACGCCGGGGTTCTGTGAGTCGACCACGACGGTGAAACCAGCCTTCTTGAGCAGCGACAGGTCCGACTCGCTGGCGTTCTTGCTGCTGGTGTTCTGGCCGCTGGCGTCCGGGTACACGGAAACGCTATGGCCCGAGAAACGCACCTTGATCTTCTCGATCATCTCCGGCGTGTCGCGCACCGAGTGAAACTCGTCCAGCGCCAGCGGCAACCCTTCACGGACCACGTACACAACCGCGGCCATCTTCATGACGTTGAAGTCCATACCGATGTGGATAGCCTCGCCTGGCTTGATGCGCTCGCTGGTGCGGCACTCAACCCGGTCGAAGGTGTAGTAGACGACCCCGGCATAGTTCTCGAACCCGGCCTCATATTCCTGGCGGAACGTGCGCGGGTCCATCTTGCGCCGAGCGGCGTCCAGCTCATCGGCTGGGACGTTACCACCCTGCAGTGAGGTGTATTGCCAGCTCTTGTGGTCGGGCTCCCCGCCCGGCTGCCCGTCGCGGTAGGTGTCGTAGCAGTGGTTGAAACCCTTCGGAGTGCCGATTCGCAGCGCATGCCCGCCTTTGCGCGACTCTCCGGTCTGGGGAATCGTGTACTGGCAGGTCGAGAGCATCGGCCTGAGCACTTCTTCCCAAGCTGCCCACGGGCAGTCTGCCCATTCGTCCACCAAGACGAAGAACAGGCCAGAGCCCCGCAGGTTGTCGTAATTGTCCAGGCCGACCACACGCATGATGTGGCCTGACTTGAGGGTGATCGAGCACTCGGTCTCGTTCGGTCGGGCAGCGCGCCAGGCCTCAGGGATGGCCTGCTTCAGGCGCCGCCAGAAGACCCGCTTGGCCTGCTTAAACGTCGGCGCGCCATACCAGATCTCGTCCTCGACGCTCACTCCCCATTCCGCAGCCAGTCGGGCCGCGCGGCGCATCTCTGCCTTGCCGAGGAAGGTCTTGCCGAATCGCCGCCCGCATACCGCATCTCGAAAGCGCGCCTCGGGCTGGAACCCCCAGCAATAGATGTTCGCCTGCTTTGGCGTCAGCTTCACCGGCGGGTCATAGGTACGGGGTAGTCGGGACACCTTCGTCTGGCTCCAGCTTGTACTCAGCAACGGCGTGCTGCTGGTCCGCCTGGGAGCCCAGGGGCTTGTCGGGTTCGATCTTGCGGTTGACGTACATGTCGCCGCACTCCTTGGCCGCCTGCTCGTACAGTTGCGCCGTCAGTGCCAGGTTCCGCATTCCTTCGGCTTTGTCAGCCATCCGATTGAGGCCGCGCAGACGGTAGGCCTTGTTGGCGATGGGAATTTCAGTGATGTCTTCGCGGAAGCGCTTGCGAGTGTCTTCGAACAGCTGCTTCCACTTGGCGGCTAACCCCTTCCCAGAAACCTTAGTGGGGTCGTGCGACTCGATTTGCTGTCGGGTGATGGTCAAGCCGAATTCCTTTTGGACCGACTCGGCCACCTGGGAGGGCGTATCGAAGCAGGCCAAGGCCTGAATTACGAAGACCTTCACCTCACTTGATAGGGCTGCCATAGGCGATCATCCGTCCAAACCTGTCCAAAAATCAGGCCGACTTCAGTAGACAGGTTCCGCAGGCCCTCGAAATGTTGTTCTTGGCCACCTCAGGCGGCCGGCTTGCAGCGTCTATCAGCTGCTGGACTTCTTCGCTGGCACCGTAGCGCCGTACCACACCGACGAACTCTTCGACGTCGTGGCCGCGAAGGTAGAGCTTGGGCATCCCGTCCTGCCTGAACTTGGGTGCGCCATGCTCATCGGTCGCCTGGGCGATGTGGTACAACTCGTGTTCGACCAGGGCGCAGAACTCAGCGTCGGTGCACTGGTAGCAGTAATCGGCAGCCAGGGTGATGAGGTAGTCCGGCTCTTCACCGAACCATTCCCGCATCTGTTGCTCTTGCCGAGCCTTCTGCCATCCACCAGCTCGGAACATAAGCTGCTCAGCCTGGCCAAGGACGACCCGCCCCTGCTTGGCGAACCCGCTGGACGCCCACAGCACGCCGATGTTGGCATCGATCAGGTGGGCGTGATCTGGATTGTGGATGCTGCCGGTGTCGGCGAGGATTTCGCTCTGCACCCAATCCCAAACATCGGCGGCCGGGCTCAGGCTCAGCCAAAGCGATTTGAGCAGATCACCTGGCGGCATTGGTCTGCTCATTGGGCACCTAAATCTTGAAATGATGGCGTGTTGCCGGTATTTGTAGCGCCCCTATCAGAAAGGACGCTCCCTCATGCTCTTCGCTAAAGCCATTCCCCTCGCCATTTCCGCTATTGGCGTATCACTTCTCGCGGGCTGCGCCATGCGGCCTCCGGCAACCTGGACCGATAAAGGTATCGGTGCCATAGCGACGCAAAAGGGGTTCATTAACTGCTACACAGACGCAAATCTGATCGATGGCAAGCGTACAGAGGGAACAATCTGCGCTACTCCAGCCACTGGTTTCTTAAGTGATGGCGAGCCTGGGGTCTTTGCTGGAGTTGGATACGGCCAACCGTTCAAGCTTGAAATCAGCAAAACCTTTCAAGGTTTCAAACTGCCTTTCGGTGATCGGACCGGGCTGCTGAAATGCGCTCCATTGAAAACCGAGCCGGGCAAGATCATTCCTGAATCCGTCTGTACGCTGACCCTCAACGATCAGAAACTGGTGAGTGCCAAGATCATCTTTGACGGCATGAACTGAACAAGAAGATTGCACCGCGACACACCTACCCAGCGACACAAAACGTCACGATCTGGCCGCCGGTGTAGATGTCGCGCTTCATGGCGGCGCGCACCGCTTCTTCGGCACTTGCGCCCATATCCATTGCGGCCAGGGCGTATGCTGATCCGCTGCCGATAGCGTCAGGGTTGGCCGGGTCGAGGTCCTGCTTCCAGACTCCGGTCTTGTCGTCGTGACCGACCATGATGAGCCTGCCGCCATCAACGGCATAGCCGGAGCACTCGACAGGCACCGGCGACGGAGTGCCGAAGTAGGCCGCAATCAGGGCCTTCTCATCGCACACGGCGCCGGACAGGAAGAAGCTGACCCCATCAACGATCTGGCACTTCACAACGTCATCCGAGACGATCGAGCCGCCGCGGGTCTGGCGGGAGTCGCAGGCGATTACGCCGTCCTTGTAAGCAATGGTAGTCATTCAGTTCTCCGCGCCACGAAACGGCGCACCTCGATTTTGTGGCGCGGATTACTCCGCCGGCTTGCAGCGCTCGCAGTCCAAGTGCCGACAGATCCAGCGCTTGACCCGTGGCCACCAGGTGACCATGAAGATGTGCCGGACGCCAGCCATGGCCAGGGTCGTGTGCAAGGTGAGCACCGCAGTGGTCTGGCCGAAGAATAGGCTCTGGTTGCGGGCGGTGACGACGAATCCGCTGATGGCGATCGCTGAATAGATCAGCTTGCCGATCACCCCGTCGCGCACCCTTCCGCTCAGCACGCACCAGATTGCCCAGAAAGCGATCAGGCCGCAGGCGATGGTGTTGATGGTTTCAAGGCTCATGGCTGGTTGCCTCCCCCGAACCTCTGGCGGATGAGCGCCCAAAGGTCAGCGGCTTTGATTGCTCGGTTGATGGCGGCAAGTAGGGAGCCACCGAAGGTGCCGAGCAGGAAGCCAACACCAGCGACGGTATTCGGCTCGGTGACGCCCAGGTATGAACTGACCATCCCCGTCAGGTACAGCGCGCATGCCACACCGGTGATCAGGAAGATCATCCATGCGCGCCAGTCGGTCAGGTCGTCTTTGTGCCACCAACTGGCGACGATAACCCCGAATAGGCCCGCAATTAGCAGATCAAGCCTGTCGAGCAGGCGATGAAAATTCTCCATGCGCTCGACTCCGGGGGCATGCTTAGAATGGGTAGCCTAGGCAGCACTCCCTGCTCAGAGCGAAGAGTGCGGCGGGACCGAAAAGAAAAGGCCCAGCGCGATGGCAAGACCTGGAAGTTTTACTTGAGCTAGAGTCGCACTTTTCTGCCAAGAGCCCCCACGCTATGGGGGCCCAAAGCATTCAGCAGAGCTTACGCAACAGTGCCATCAGGGTTCAGAAAGTCCCAGCGAATGAGAGCCGGAATGTTGTAGGTCTGGGTGAGCTGCATATAAACCCCAAGCCCGGCAGGAATGATGATGGGCTGAAAGTCCGCCTCACCCTGAGAAATGATAGGCAGATCCCTGGACGAGGTAGTCGTCGGGGCTGTCACGCCAACGCTTACGATGTTATTGGCCCAGGTACGCAGATCGTATAGCACAATGCCGTTAACATTTTCTTCTGGCGTAAACAGCGTGCCAACTTTGGCGGCCATACCGCTGAAAGACAGATTTTTGAAGTGCTTGCCGAGGACTCGTACAGTCATTTTGTCACCTATTGAGTTGAATGATTAATCGCGGAGAATTCCGCTTTCATGTCGCTCAAAGGCGATTGCTCGAAGCTCAGGGCCTTCACTCGTTCCACCAGGTCAGCAATACCAGCTGGCTCTCACTGCCTTGTACACGAGGAGTGGAATGACTATCTCAGCAAAATACTGGATATGCAACCAGTAACTACTCTAGCCACCCGCATCCACGGCCAGAAGGCCTCACCCGACCGGCCCGGTCACGTCATCGACAGTCCAGAAACGAAAAAGCCCCAGCGGATGCCAGGGCCCGGGAGCAAAATACGCGCACAAGGCGGGCATTTCGGGAAATTGCTGATTCAAATCTGATGGCTGTAGAAGAGTGAGTACGACTCGATACCGTCGTTGGGCTGCTTGATGCCAGCGTTGGAATAGTGAATAGCTCGGATGCCCACCTTCTGGGTCTCGCCGATCTTCAGGCCGGCACCGATCCGGTCTTCGAAGTTGAACGCCGAACCGAATTCCTGATCGCCTGCGGATGTGCCGGAGAACACCGCCACACCGATGCCCGCTTCAACGAATGGCTTCACGTTGCCGCTGCCGAATTCGTAAACAAAGACCGGGGAGAAAGACAGCGAATGCGCACCACCAGAAGCATCGCCTGCTTCCCAGTAGGTGTAGCCCGCATCCCAGTAGCCAGTGAGGCGCCCGGTGCTCGACTCGAACCAGGACTTATCCCAGTTAAAGCCAAGGCCGACGCGGGCGGTAATGCCACCTTGGCCCGTTGCGCCGATGGCACCGGACAGTTCGGCAGCGCCAGCTGACACGGCAAAGAGGCTGAACACCGCCGCAGCGATGAATGTTTTCATAATCACGGTCTTCCATGGTTGTTTGTAAGCAAACTATCAGAAGCAAAGTGACATCAAAACGTTCAACACCCTGAAACATTTTTTTTGGCGTCTATGGCGCGAAGCTTGGCCGAAATGACGATCTGCGCTTTATATGCGTGAAAGACCCGTGCTAGACGAGTCCAAGCGCTTTCCTACGAGCAACAAAAAGCCCGACGCGATGGCCGGGCTTTGTGCATCACTCCTCAACACGCGCAGGAATGACAGGATGAGCAAATAATGTTGCATCGTTGCACGAGTGTCAAGCGGCATCTGCCATCAAGATGCCTTCGTCCTCCAGGATCTTGCCGGCGGCCACTAGGGCCTCGGCCACCATCTCATCCAGCACGCTCTCGATAGCCTTCTTCCACCGCCAGTAGGTGGTCCGATTCAGGCCCTGGCCGTCCCAGGTGTTGATGTCGTAGAACTCGGCCGGCAGCACAATCATGTCGGTGGAGCGCTTCACGTACTGCTCGCGGCGCGCCTGGCCCGCCTCCTCAGGCATCTCTCCGCCCGCCAGGTGCTTGGTCACGCCTGCATGCAGCGAGTCGAACTCTGCGCGCTCACGGGCCGCCCGGCTGGCCACCTCATGCCCAGACTGCGCCTGCACGCCCCTCACTGGCGGGATGGCCCAGGCAGTGACTGCCTTGTACCGGAACAGGTTCGGCGCCTGTGTCGCGATCAGCGGCACCAGCTTGCCGATGGCTTCCACCTTCTTGGCCTTGTGGGTCGAGAACCTGGCCGTCAGCGCATTCCAGTGCCGCGGGATCAGCTTGCTGTGCAGGCGGGCGTGCACCCAGCAATCCACCAGCATGGCTGCATCCTTGCCGGTGATCTCGCCCTTGAGCTTCGAGGCCTGGACCTTCGGCTCGAAGTCGCAACCGCCGGCGCCGGTCATGGTATCGGCGGCCAGCGCGCGCACTACCGCGGACATCACGTTCTGGTACTTCATGCTGCTGCCCTCCGTAGGTCTTTGAGTTTTTGCCTGTACAGGGCCTTGATGGCCTGCAGATCTTCGATGGTCAGGCGCTGGGGCTTATGAGGCCCTTCGAGCCAATCAACCTGGTCGGCGCCGATGCGCTTCACCAACCGGATGCGGTACTCGACCGCGTTGCCCGAGAGGTTCCGGTTGCACTTCACGCATTGGCGGTGGACGTTGAGCGGCTCGAACCGGAGTTCCGGGCAGGCACCCACCGACCGGTAGTGGCCGGCATCCCAGCGGCTGCCGGTGATGAGGTCGTGGTCGCTCGGGTTCGAGTCGCAGCTGATGCACGGCAGGCCGGCGTCGCGCTCGCGGATGTAGGCGTTGAACGCTGTCTGCGCCTCGGCCATGTGCTCGCGGCGGGTCTTCAGCTTCTCCCGGCGCTCCTGCAGGTCCTGGCGGGCCTGCTTGGTGATGGCCTTCGCCGCGATCTTCTGCAACGTGGGATCCTTGGCCATGGCCTTGGCACAGGCGATGCTGCACACCTTCTGCGTGGTCATGGTCGGCTTGAAGTGCTTGCCGCAACCTGGAGCCTTGCACTTTTTGGGCTTGATCTCCTTGGCGAGCATCAGCGTTCCTCCCGTTTCTGGCGCTGGTAGAAGCTCGTGACCACCTCGGCTAGGAACCGGCAGCCCATTTCACTCAAGCCGCTTGCGAAGTCCGCTGCCGCACCAGCGCGCCCCGCATACTCCTGGTCCAGGCGCTGAGCCACGGCGGAGCAGAACGATCCGATGTCCTCTGCGTCCATCTCCTTCACGACCTTATCTGCCGACAGGAACACGGTGGTTTGTGTTGTGATTCCAAGTCCGTCGCTCATGCCGCTTCCTCGCTCAGCAGGTCGCTGAAGACCACGCCCTGCGGCGCGAACTCAGCCACGATGCGGTCGGTGTACTGGCAGCCCTGGGCCCGGTCGAACAGCCGGCTGACCGGGAAGCCATCCGGCCCGAACATGGCGCACGGCCCCATCAGGCGAAGCTTCACCTCATACGGCAGGTGGATGAACGACTCGGCCCATCCTGTACGGAACTCCTCGCAGCCCGCGCGCATGATCGGCACGCCAAAGTGCAGCTTGCAGTACCGGCGCACGTCCTCGATGTCGCCCATCTCGGTGCTCTTGGCGATGCGGTCGTACATGGCGAACCACAGAGCGTTCTGGTCCAGGGTGCGGTCCTTGCCCGGGCGCATGCTGACGACGACGAACTTCTTGTCGCGGAACAGGCGGGTGAGCATGGTCACGGCCTCGGAGAGCTTTGCCTGGCAGTTGACGCTGATCTTCTCCGTCATACCGCCACCTCCTGCAGCTGCTTCTCCGCGGCACGCACCCGGGCGGTGAGCTGGCTGATCTCGTCCAGCAGGCCCAGCGCGACCTCCTCCACCGTTGTCTCGCCGAGGAACTCGTCCAGGGCGTCCGTGTGGCGCTCGAGAGCGTCACTGCCGGCGCGCCAGGAGGCGACTACCGACCACAGCAGGGGCTGGAGCTTTTGCTTGTCGATGGTCATGGACGGTCTCCTTCCAAGCGAACGGTTAACTCAGCCATGCAGACCTCTTGATCAACACTTTTCAGATTTATAAAATCTCGCGCACCGGCCTCAAGCCCGCGGAAACCTTGCGGAAAAGTGTCATCGCGGGTGAGAGGCCGATCAGTTTTCCTGCTCAAGACTTCACTCTTCATACCCCCTCCCCGGCCGGCTGCCCGGCGCGCTTGATGTTCAACTTGGCCAGCAGGTGTGCGCGGCACTGGGCGGCGCTGGTTGGGATCTGCTGGATCTCCAGCAGCCGCACCTGGCGCTGTGCGGCGTACTCGTCGGCGAGCTGGGCCAGGCTCTTCTGGCTGTCGTGGCCGATGCCAGTGGCGATGTCGCCCAAGGGCTCGCCGGCGACCAGCATGCGGATCGTGATGTCGTAGGCCCGGGCGAACACCTTCTCGGCCCGCTCCACCTCCATCGACCCCAGGTTCTGCGCCTCGCACTGCAGGGCAGCGTGGCGCACCGCTGCGTGCGACCAGGTGCGGGAACCTGCCCTGCTAGGGTGGAAATTCTCCAGCGCCTCTGCCAGGGCCCTCGCAAGCGGCGGAATGCCCATCTCTTCCGGGGTCGGCTGGCACAGCTTGATGAACTTGCCGCTGCTCGGGGCGAAGTCGGTACCCAGCACCCGGCACTTCTGGATGCCGAAGCGGATCTGCTCGAGCGTGTTGATGCCCGCGGCGACGAAGGACTTGATCCAGCTGCGCTTGGCAGCCTTCAGCGCGTCATCGTCGGGCCAGGCCTGCTTCCACGCTGGGAAGATGGCCTGCAGCTCCTTGAACAGGGCGTTAACCACTTCGGTGGTGCCCGGGTCGAGTTGCTTGGCCGGGGCCTGCAACTCGGCGGGCAGATTGCGGGCCGTGGCCATGATCTGCGTGACGCTGTTAGGAGCGCTCGGCGTGCTCATAGCGCCCCCAAGTCATCGGCCCATGTCGTGTCGTTGAAGTCGGGACCATTGGCCTGTCGCCGGGGTGGGAACGGATGGACATTGCCTGGCGCCGGCAGCTCGTCATCCCAGCGCTTGCCGTTCAGCCAAGTGGCCGGGTGCGGGATGAATTGGCCGCCGTCCTTGGTCCAGTCCGGCGAAGCCGCCCAGGCAGCCAGCGCGCCAGCCATACGTTCGAACAGGTCGGCGTCGACTTTCAGCTTCGACCAAGCCTTCTCAGCATTGGCCTTGCCCACCTTCCGCGGATAGAGCTTCCAGAACCGAATAAACAGGTCGCCGTCATCGCCCGATGACGAAGTCTTTTGATCTTGTTCTTTATCTTCTCTTCTCTTCTCTTCTCTGGTCCGCAATTTGTCCGCATCGTCTGCGGACAAATTGCGGACAGAATCAGCCTTTCGAGAAACCCGCTTGCGCTCGCTATCGTTTGCTCGACGCTTCGCGCTGGCCCCGTTGTGCTCGTCAAAGCGAGGCATGACAAGGCTTCCCTCCTCATCGATATCTGCCCATTCGACATCAACCATGGCCTGGGTGAAGCCCGGCCAGCCGATCACGGCATCCATGGCATCGGTGGTGTACCCATGCAGCACTCCATCAGCTGAATGGGTGTCAAAGATGCTCCAAGCGACATGCAGTCCGCCGATCACCCGCAATCTGTCCGCACGCAATGCGGACACCATGCGGAAAACTTTCGGATGCGTCTGAAGATCTACGCGCATTTTGATCCAGTCTCCGGCCATTACTTGGCTCCCACGCCGACCAGGTCGACGAGTTCTTCGAAACGATCGATGTACCAGTGCGGCTGCGTTTCTCTCGGGCACTGAGGGCTGGTGATGTTCTTGCCGTAGCGCAGGCCCTTATCAGTCACGGACCAGAAGCACACAGGTTCGCGCTTGCTGTTCTGCCGGGTTCGAGCCTGGAGGAAGCCAAGCCCGGCCAGGGCACGGTTGAAGGCAGGGGCCGACGTGTTCACTCCGTGGCGCTTGAGCAGAGCTGTCACAGCCATGGTTGGCATTGAGCTCCCGCCGGTCGCATCTGGTGGGGAATCGATGGCATAGCTTGGTAGGAATTGCGGATCGAGCCCGTTGTTCTCGGCGATCTTGGCGAGCATCGCCAACTGGCTGGATGGAGCTGGCTTCAGCAATCGAGTGAAGCACTCCATGATGGCGATCTCGCCGATGACTTTAGTGCCGGTGGTTCCGGTAGCAGCCCTGGCCAGATCGCGCTCTTCCAATTCGCGCCAGCGACGGATCACCTTCATTCGCAGCGGTGCGCTGTAGCCTGCAAGCAAACAGTCGGTATGCTCGCGATCTAGGAGGTACTGGGTTTGCCGGCGATTGCGACCATCCAGGTAAATGTCCTCAAATTTGAGGACATCAGCCCCAAGGTCACTGAGCATCGCGAGGATGTCGCGCCTAACGTTGTCGTGCCTCTTGCCGGTCAGACTCGCAAGCTCTCTCGAAGACATCGTGCGCGCCACGAAATCACCGCCAGCATTTTGTGGCGCGGGCCTGGGCAGGGCCTGTACATCGTGTTGGTGGGTGTGCATAATCGACTCCAGTCATATGCAGTTGAAGAAGCCGGGCCGCAATCCCGGCTTTTTTGTGCCCGCAATTCGGGCTTATCAGGCCCTGGTCAGGGCCGTCGATGGAACGGCGTCACTGAACCCCGTGGATTTCGGGGTTTTGTTCGGATGGCCAGTTCTCGACGGATCAGCTCGGCCGCCAGCGCACCAGGGGTCATACCCCGTCGTTCCGCCTCTCGCTCGAGCTGCTCCATCAATCCCTGGTCCAGGCCGACCTGTTCAGTAGGCATGGGCCCTCCTCCGGGCCTTCAGGCCACTTCTTGTTCAGCGGTAGTCTCCGAAGACAGGGCAGCCAGCTGCGCCTCCAGCAGCTCACGGCACAGCACAGCGCGCTGCGTGCGGTGAAAAGTCGCCAGCGCCTGGATCAGGTTGAAGGTGTCCTCGTCGACCCGGACCTTGATCTCGCGGTCATGCAGGTGCTTGGGGTTGGCATACATGCGGGGATTGCTCCTTGCTGTTGAAGGTGGTTACGCGGCGCCTTTCAGCGCTTTTCGGGCGAATGGGATGAGGTCCGGGCGCAGACCGGCGATCGTGATCTCGCCGCCCGAGGCGTCCTGCAGTCGTTCGGCGAGTTCGGTAGAGGCCTTCCGGTGACCACCTGCGAGCTGCCACAGGTGGCCCACAGTGGTCTTCGCGTCGGCTGCGACCTGCTGCCGGCGTTCATTCGTGGCCCTGCCCAACCAATCACGGAGGTGATCATTCATGAGGGTTCTCCTTACACATAGAACGAAATTTAGCTCACGGCTAATTTCAGAGCAAGGAGAATTTAGCTTTGCGCACATTTAGCAGCCAGCTAAACACTGGCATTCTTCGCGTCATGGATATCTACGAGATTCGCAAGCACAACCTGGTCAAGCTGATTGGCCGGCAAAGAAAGGGAGCCTGCGCCGAGCGCTGGGGGATGGCGCCTGCGCACCTGAGCCAAATCCTTTCGGACAAGACCGCGAAGAACCTGGGCGACGATGTGGCCCGGCGGATCGAGGGCATCGAAGGCCTGCCCCGCGGATGGTTCGACTCGATCCCTTCGGATGAAGAGCCGCGCGCGGCAGCGCCGGGCTTAGATGCCGGCGGAAAATCGGCATCCGACCTGGTCAAGCAGATGCTGGCGAAGAGCGGCAAGGGGATTCCGGAGGAGACACGGCAGCGCTTGCTGGCGGCAGCCGAGGAGCCAGCGGCCACAAACGTGATCACCGCCGACTTCTCCCGCCCTGGCCTAGTGGGTGATGAGGTCTGGATCGCGCACTACGACATCCGCGCGGCCATGGGCGGCGGCCAGGCGGTGCAGGACTACCCGGAAATGCTGCAGGACGTGCGCGTCAGCCCGCGGCACCTGCGCGAGCTCGGCGTGGAGTTCACCGAGCACTTCCATCTGAAGCTGGTCACCGGCTGGGGTCAGTCGATGGAGCCCACCATCAAACACCGAGACCCACTGATCGTCGACGTAAGCATCCGCGAATTCGTTGGCGACGGGATCTACCTGTTCTCCTGGGGCGATCACCTCTATATCAAACGCCTACAGATCGCTGACGAGGATCACTTCGAGATGATCTCGGACAACAGCAAGCACAAGGATCGGATGATTCGGCGGGAGGACACCTACATACAGGCTAGGGTGCTACTAGTGTGGAATGCACACCTGGTATGAGCTTAAGCGGGTCATATCGAGGGCGGCCAGAGAATTTAAGGATTTGAAATGAGCGATCACTCATCATCAGTCAAGGACTTCGAGGAATCTAAATTCTTCATCACCTACGACGAAATGATTAAGTACATGGATTCCAAGTTTACTAGCACCGTGTGCCCACACTGCGGGAAGGATGAGGGCTGGTTTGCAGATACTGGCAACGCTGAGGACCATAGCGATGCTACCGAGCGCATGACGCTCTACAAAAAGCCGTATGCTCACAGCAAACTGTTCCGCTTGTACGTTGTCATGAGCTGCGCCAATTGCGGAACGATGAGGTCTATCTCTGCTCAGCGGGTAAGGGATTGGGTTAATGAGCAGACGGAGTCATCAAATGGGTGATGTAGTAGACCGCGGTCACTGGGGTAGAAAAACTCACCCTGCTGATGGCGACGACGCCTCTGCTACGAAGAAGCGCGGCGCCGAGAACGCTCTCGACGCTTCCCCTGATTTAAGCCATGCTAGGCCCATGAACGACATCACGCGCGAAGAATTCAACGCCAAGCTCGAAACCATCGAAGCCAAGATGGAGGCTCGTGCCGAGGCTGTTTCGGCCAAAATCGATGCATTCCTGGCGATCCAGGCGGAGCGAGACCAGCGTCTCAATGAGCGCCTAGGTTCATCTATCGTGCTTTCGGACGAATGGAGCCAGAAATTCAGGATGCTTGCAGAACAGTCGGTGCAAGCCGCAACCAGCGCAGAAGCCTCAGCCAAGGAGGCTGCAACACTTAAGACGCACTTCTGGGCGAGCGTGATAGCTCAGTTGCTTGCCGTGGGGGCAATTGTCGTAGGGGCGTACTTTGCCAACCAGGCAAACGTGCTCTCAGCAGTGTCTACCACCGTTTCAGTTTTCCAGGCCGGAAAAGATCAGACAAAGTCGGCAGAAGCACAGGCACCTGCATCCCATCAAGAAAGCAAATGAAGCAGCCCGCCTCGGCGGGCTTTTCATTGCGCATCAGAAAGGAGCCACTTCCGGCTCGCCACCCTCCTCGATCTCCTCCCGCTCGACCACTTGGTCGCTGTCATCCGGCTTTTCCCATTGCAGGATCACCGATCCGTCATCACAGAAAGTCATATCCAAGCCGTAAGTCTCAGCCAGCAGCTCCATGATCGCCTCCCAGTCCTGATCACTGTCCGTGGCCAGGCGATGGATCAGTACCCTCCTCCCCAGCTGCGCCAGCGGCGAGTTGATCATCGCAGATACCCGCAAACCCAGGCGCTCCAGGCCGGTCAGTTCGGGGCGCGCGGCCATTGAGGTGTCTTCGAGTACTGCTGCCATTTCCTACCTCCGCTACTGTATATCCGTACAGATGTATCGGAATCATAGCTCAGTGCTAAACGAAGCGTAAAGGCGAATCCGCTGGCAAAACGGTTCAGCCGGCTGTTTGTCGCCCGGCGAAAAAAATTTAGCTCTGAGCTATTGACGATATTTTAGCTTGAGGCTAAATTTCACCTCAAGCAGTCACCGATCAGGGACTGCCGAGGCCCTCCCAGGCCGCCGCTCTTTAACAGCCAGCGCAACAACCAACAGACCGCATTGCCTCTACCGGCGACCGGCGCCAGACAGCCCCGAAAGGCTGCCCACGACAGGGACAACCCTGTACGGCTGACGAAGGTGAAACGCCTGAACCGAGAGAACGACCCGGGCATGCAATGCGCCCCGCCACCCCGGCGGTAATGGGACAGAAAGATTTACTGATGCCGGTTCACTGAGCCGGCATTGGAAATCAACTGGAGATAAGCCATGAGCAGGCAGAACGATGTTGAGCACCTGCAAGACCTGATGCAGAAAGGCGAGCTGACAGCCGATCAGGCAAACGTCCAGATGGTTCGCAATGAGCGATTCCGGCTGGTCATCAACGGGCTGCCGGCACGAGTACGCAGCGCCCTGAACGCCGCCGTGAAGTCTGGCGAACTGGAGCGCATGAAGAAAGACGGCCACAAGCCTGAGTGCTACTACCACCCCACCTTCAAGCATCTGGCGGTCGCGGCTCGGAATCGCAGAGAGCAGGAGATTCGACAGGCCAGCACCTGCTGCCTGACCCGGATGATCGACATCCAACCATGAGGAGACGATTCCCCGGTGCGCCTCAAGCGGGGCGCATCAGGGGGAATCCACTGAGGAACACGACATGCACCTGAAAGACCAAGGCTTCAAGTTCTGCATCAGCCCAGACAAGAAACAGGGCCAGTGGCTGCATCCGACCGTGTTCAAGGTCATGCATCCAGACTGGACCGATGTCACGGAATGGCCGACAGAGCAGCTGGTGGCCTACCTGATGCCGGCGCCACAGCAGCACGAGTTGTTCGCAGCATGACGATTTCACTGGCTGGCCTTGGCGACAGGGCCAGACGGGAAATCAACCGCCCTGGAGGGCAAGACGATGCGTGTCGGAGATCGCGTGACAACTCCAGACGGACAGGGAGTCATTACAGCCACCGAGTTCTACTCACGGCTTGGCGGTGGGATTTTCCGCTATGGAGTAAGGCTGGATATTCAAAGGTATTTCTACCCAGTTGCCTATTACTGGCATGAGGAACTGAGAGGCTTGTGATTCCCTGAAAGCCGGAAAGACGGCCCGATGCCCTGCTCCCCATCGCAGGGTGCATCGGGATTTGATCTGAACCGCCAGCAAACTTTAAGGCGCTGGCATCTAGCCGAGACACGAGGGTTTGCGACCTCGGGAAGAAAGCAAGACCGCGACCTGGCAGTGAGCAATCACCGGAGCGCGGCTGTTCGGGGCGCGGACGTCGGCGCCAAGCGGGGCTTGCCTTCCGCACAGATCAAATCACCGATGCATCCCGCATCCCAACCGGAGTGCCACATGCTCCTTCTCATCCTGATCGGCGCAGCGCTCAGCCACATGAGGCCAGAACCTCATCATGAAAGCGGCCTGCCTACCGGTCCATTGCGCAGTCACAGCGAGCGCTGGCGATGTACCAGCGGGGCAAGGCCTTTCTGGGGGTCAACGTCCCGCCAAAAATTATCGACTCTGACGCAAGGCCATTGAGCCTATGGAAGAAAGCCCGGGGAATCCTCGGGCTTTCACGCTTCACCCCTTCCCTTCAATTCGACCGCATTGGCAGGCGCCAGGCCACCTTTCACGGTGGGTTTGGTCACCCGCGCCTGGCGCCTGGCCAATGCGGCCACGCAACCATCTGGATAAAGCCATGTATTCGAAAAGCCCACGGCGCCTCGAGAAGCAGAGTCGCTTTGAAAACCGCATACAGCGGAAGGCTCGCAAAGCTCTGCGCATGAAAGCGCTTCAGCTTGCCGCTTTCACCAAGTAACCCACCACCTGGAGGCGACTATGGCCTACCCGTACCTAGGCGATCACAGGCTGGAACCGGACGACGACTCGTTCGAATGCCCCTGGTGCGGGGCTCAGCCATGCAACCAATTCGCCCTGATGCAACACCTGAAGCGCTGCCCGGTGAAGGCTGCGCAAGATGAGCCGGAGGCAGCATGAACAAGAAGACCAGGCAAGACGTTGTCGACTTCATCGAGGCGCGCTTTGAATGGGCGCGGGAGCGGTTCACGGATGTGCTTCGGGCCGAGCTCGACACTGCAATCGACCTTGCCGGCCTCGTTGGGGCGATCGACTTGAAGGAGCAGCGCTACTTCAAGGAGCGGCTGAACCGCTTCGTCATGGATGATCACCAGCAATGGAAGATCGCAAATGGGAGAGTCGCATGAGCACGGCACCGGTTAAAACCCTGATTGACGAACAGCTGGAGCAGATCGAGCGCAGCTTGGAGATCATCGGCGTGGGCCTGCCGCGAGAACTGCCGGTGCAGAAGCTCCCGCCGGAGATCGTCGCGGCTCTCAAGGTCGGCCAGATTGCTGTGAGGCCCAGGCCATGACCCGCTACCAGCGCGCCCGGCGCCTGGTCATCTGGCGCGGCTCTTTCTCCATGCTCTTCGCCTGCACCTTCTTCATGCTCGCCAGCGCATTGGCCGGCAGCATCACTTCCTGAATCACACGCACCCGAGCCCGGCGGGCCCCACGGGGATAACCGGACCCACCCGGGAGCGTAATCGGCGAGAGCGCGCAACCATCCACCGCAGCCAGGGCCTGGAGCGTACCTCCGTGCCTGGGTGACCTGGCATTCCCTATTCCAACTGACGGCGCCGGCCTGGCGCGAGGTTTTCCCAATGTCCGCAGAACAGAAACTGATCGCTATCGAAGAGATCAGCGAGGCGAACGCCCCGGCCATCTACGTGGCCGGCGGCCTGCAGCAATTCATCGACCTGGTGAAGGGTGAGATCGAAGGCGAAGTTCCCGATCTGACCACCCTCAAGGGCCGCGAGCGCATCGCCAGCCTGGCCGCCAAGGTCAGCAAGTCGAAGACCGCGGTCGAAAAGCCCGGTCGCGACTACCTGCGCCGGCTCAAGGAAATGCCCAAGGTGGTCGAGGCCGAGCTGCGCGACTTCGTGACCAAGATGGACACGCTGCGGGATGAAACGCGCCGGCCGCTCACCGAGTGGGAAGCCGCCGAGGATGCCCGGATCGACCGCCACAACGACCGCCTGAACTGGCTCAAGACGCTTGCTGACGACCTAGGTGAGCTGTCCTCGCTGCATATCAAAGGCCTGATTGCTGAGGCTGAAGGCATGCAACTGGGCGCCCACTGGGAAGAGTTTGAAGCCGAGGCGGCAAACGCAAAGGACAAGGTTCTTTCCACCTTGCGGGCAGCGCTGCAGAAGCGCGAGCAGTTTGAAGCTGAGCAAGCCGAACTGGCCCGGCTTCGCCGCGAAGCAGAAGAGCGCGCGGAGCAAGATCGCATCCGCCTCGCACAGGAGGCCGCAGTCGAGGCTGAGCGCCAGCGTGTGGCCCAGGCGCAACAGGCCGAGCGTGAAGCCGCCGCCCGCCGCGAGCAAGAACTGATCGACCAGGCTGCCGCCCAAGAGCGCGAAGCCGAGAACCAGCGCCTCCAGCTCAAGTTGCAGGCCGAGCAAGCAGAGCGCGCTCGCATTCAGGCCGAGGCCGACCGCGTTGCCACTGAGCAGCGGATGGAGCAAGAGCGCCAGGCCGCCGCGCGCCGACAGGAAGAAGCGGCCGAGCAAGCCCGCCAGGACGAGCGCCGCCGCGCCGATGCAGCAGCAGCCGAAATCCTCCGGCAGCAAGAGGCCCGCGAGCGCGACAAGGCGCACCGCGCCAGCATCAACCGCGCCGCGCTGGACGCATTCATTGCCGGCGGCATGCCCGAGGCCTGCGCTAAGCAAGCGGTCACCCTGATCGCCCAGCGCAAGATCCCGAACATCGCCATTACCTACTGAGGTGCGACATGACCGCCACAGCTATCGCCGAGCGCCGCGAGTCTCGCCAAATCGCGGCGGCTGCGGCCACCCCTGAAGCCACCGCCATGCTGACCATGGTCCAGCGCGCCGCTACCGACCCTTCGTTCGACACCGAGAAGATGCAGGCCATGATGGCCATGTACGAGAGGCACACCGATCGCTCTGCCGCGGCCGCCTTCAATGCCGCAATGGTGCGCGCCCAGTCGGAGATCGGGCCGGTGTTCCGCGACAAGTACAACAGCCAGACCAACAGTTCCTACGCGGCCCTGGAGTCGATCGACAAGAAGATCGCGCCAACCTACACCCTGCACGGCTTTTCGCTATCGTTCGGCACCGACGACAGCCCTCTGGCCGGGCACATCCGCACCGTCTGCGACTGCATGCATGAGGCCGGTCACACCAAGCGCTACCACGTAGACCTGCCAATCGACTCCACCGGCATCAAGGGCAGCGTCAACAAGACCGGCGTGCACGCCAACGGCTCCACCTACAGCTACGCCCGGCGCTACCTGACGATGATGATCTTCAACGTCGTGCTGACGAACGAAGACAACGACGGGAACGGCGGCGGTGAGCAACCCCAAAGCATCGGGGAGCTTATGAATGAGTGGATACCTAAGGCCTATGCCGCTGACTCCAAAGACTCGCTCACGGCGGTCTGGCAGGCAGGCGTCAAGTTCGCCCAAGACCTGAAGGCCACTGACAAGAAAACGGCCGACGAGCTCTACGAGGCCTTGAAGGTAGCGGTTAGCGCTCGCGGCTCGCAGCTCAGCGCAGCCCCACAATCAGGAGCAAGCCAATGATCATCGTCAATTGCACTCAGGGCTCACCCGAGTGGCTGCAGGCCCGCGCTGGCGTGATCACCGCCAGCATGTTCAGCACCGCCCGCTCAAAGGTGAACGGGCTCACCGCCCAGCAGCGCACCTACGTCGACGCAATATTGGACGGCCGCAGCGAGGCCAAGGCGCGCGAACTGGCCGGCTACAAGGCCGCACCAAAGGCCGAGGTTGTGCAGCGAGCCCTGGATGGCGAGAAAGTCGGCGAGCCGTCCAATGCCGCCCTCACCTACGCCTTCGAGCTGGCAGTCGAGCGCATCGGCGGCGCCCCGCTCGATGGCGGGTTCGAGACCTGGCAGATGCGCCGCGGCCACGAACTGGAGCCGGAAGCCCGGATGGAGCATGAGATCCAGACCGGACTACTGGTTACGCAGGTCGGTCTGGTCAAAACAGACGACGGCGTGTTCGGCGCAAGCGCGGACGGGTTCATCGGTGAAGAAGGAGGCAGCGAGTACAAGTGCTTCCTGGCGCCGGACAAGCTCCGCGCCTTCCACATCGACAATGACGCCAGTGATGTCATCGACCAGGTGCAAGGCTGCATGTGGATCACCGGCCGGAAGTGGTGGCACATCGGGATGTACTGCCCCCTGCTCAAGCCAGTTGGCCGCCAGCTCTGGTGGCGTGAGTTCAAGCGCGATGACGACTACATCGAACAGCTTGAGCAGGACCTCTGGGAATTCAAGCTGCTGGTCGACGGCTTCGAAAAACAGCTGAGGAGTAAGGCCGCATGACCCCATCAATCGACCTGGAGGCAGCGAAGGCTGCCTTCTTCGCATCTGGCGGTCAGCTCGTTGTGCTTGAGGGTTTCCAGTACGTGCCATTCCGGCAGCGCAAGCACCCTGAACCAAAGCCAAAGCGGGCCAAGCCAGTCAGGCAAGAGCCCGGCGGCGAGCGCAAACACCGCGCCAAGGCCCGCGCCGCGCAGATTGCAGAACTCGCCAAGACCATGACCTGCGGTGAAGTGGCCAAGCTCCTGGGCGAAACCAAGACCGCTCTGTGGGGCGTAGCGGCGCGTGGAGGATTCAGGTTCTTCAGTCCGCCGAAGGCTGCCAGGCCAGTGAAAGTGAAGGCCGAGCCCAGTCAGGAGGACCGCGACCTGGCCGACAAGATCATTGCCCTGCGTGACGCCGGCAAGTCCAGATGCCGGACCATAGCCGAGCTGGGAATCGGCAACTGTCGGCTTGTGCGGATCCTCGACCTGTTCGATATCGACTTCCCCGTTCAACGGCGCCAGGAGTAGGCCATGAGCGAGCACGGCGATCACCCCAGCGTTTACTACCTTGGCCGGGAATGCCGCCGCAACGGTGGCGGCAAGCTGGCCAACCCATTCGCCTATCACACGTTCCACGGATCCTGGTTTCTGGCCGGCTGGAACGACATGGACCTTGAGATTGAGCAGAAAAATCCGAAGCGCGCTGCAAAGAACAAGGCGGCGTGACCAGTTCAACTTGCCGCCCAGCGGATTGAAGGAGGTGCCGTATGGCGATGTCTCAGCAGGCCCGCGACGAGAAGCGCCGCGCCAAGGCCGAGCGCCTGCAGGAAGAAGACCTGCGCTTGAAGGTTCGACCAGGGACTAAGCAGGCCCTGCTGGAACTGATGGAGTGGGCCGAAATCGAGGAACAGGGCGAGGCGATGACGCTGATGATTCACCACATCGAAGCGCTGGGGCATCATGCTTTGTTCAGGATCGCGCGCCACGAAATAGAAGCTCACCGATCTGTGGCGCGGACTGAGCCTATGAGACTGTCAGCCAGGAAGCGAACTGGCCAGCACCTGCGAGCGATTTGCGGCTGGGCTAACACGACGTACAGCCAGATGATCGAGGCGCTGATTCACGGCATCCATGCTCTGGGCAGGCTGCACGCGACGAAGTTTCTCACCCCGCCGCGGCACGAAATCAGCATCTCGCCAAGGCTGGCCTTGGCCTTCGCGCGGAAAAGCATGCTGATGATTCAGCAAGACCCGGGCGATGAGGTCGTTTGCCCAGTTAGCGAGAAAGGTGATTGAGGTAAGGATCCAGCTCAACGAATTTGGTTGCTGCTTGCTTGAGTTCGCGAGAGGCGTGCTTCCAGAACACTACATGGACTGCAATTCCACGAGCCTTCAATTTCTCAATGGCCGGAACATAGTCTGCATCGCCAGCAACAAGCGTGATTTCGTCACCGGGCTGAAGAACCGTGAAGGAATCTTCGATCATCGTAGCCACGATATCCGTATCAATCTTCTTTTCATGATTTACGACGTTTCGGTCGTAGGTCGTGACTTGGAAGCCGTTGCGTCGCGCAGCATCCCACACGGAGTCATTTTGCGGTGGCCGAGAACCGAAGAGCGCCGCCTTGCGCACGTCTGCCTTGTCTCCACCTGCAAACTGGAAAAGCTTCCCGAAATCAAGCTTCCAGCTATGGTCGCAGATCTTGTTTTGCACTGCTGCCCACACGTCAGGTGCCAACCCGTTCGCATAAGCAGCAACATGCATTCCCTCGATCCAGACGTTGGAATTGTCCACATAAACCAGGTTTGCCATTCGATCTCCTAATCCGGCTCCGTGCCGGTCACCCCTAATACCCCATCCCAAACCAAATTGCCACCACGCCACCACCAGCACGGAGGGCGGCGCATGCATGGAGAAAGCCATGATCGAAGCCACCGAGAAGCAGCTCGGCCTGCTCTGGCACACCCTGGGCCTGTGCGCTGAGCGCTCGGACCGCCGCAGCATCAACCGAAACCACTACCTCACCAGTCCCGGCTACGACGACTCGAACAACCTGGATGTGCTGGTGGCCGCCGGCCTGATGACCTGCGGCAAGGCTCCGGCCTTCTGCTCCGATGACGAGGTGGTGTATCGCGCCACGGACAAGGGCAAGCAGTTCGCCCTAGACAAGCTGCCACCGCCCCCTCCACCGGCCAAGCGCACCAGGTTCGACGAGTACCTGGACGAGTGCGAGTGCTACGACGGCTTCGCTCATTTCCTCGGCATCAACATGCCGCAGTATCAGCAGCGCGGCAGCTGGGGTAAGTGGGAATACCGCATGGTTCGCTACCTCCGGGGCAGCTCGTACCGCCAGTATCGGCGCCACTACGACTTCGAACGCTGGTCTATCTACGAGCCGCTCGAGGTTGCCGGAGACTGGGCTCCGACCATGAAGGAAGCCAAGGCGAGCTACAAGGCGGCACTCAAGGAGTTCCGCGCCAAGCCCAAGATGCCGCTCAACGACTTCGATCGCCTCAGCTCCGCCTGACCCTCCGGCGCTGCTCGCCAGCGTCTCACTGCTTTCCTCCAAGCACGGGTGGCAAGGCCGTGCAGAACCAGTAGATCCCAGTTCCAAGCACCAAACTCCACCGGCTCTCCGGATTGTGGAACATACCGACAACCCCAAGCGCGATCAGGGTCACGCCAGCCAACCGCCTGCGCTTCGGGTTGAACCATAGCTGGAACGCCCGAAGCCTCTCACGCAAACGCATCACCACTCTCCCTGTTTGGTAAGCGGCGAAGCATACCAGCGCTGCCCGCCAGCGCCTTCCCCTATTCAACGATAACGCCGACCCGGCGAGGGCGGCGCCTGCCTGCAAGGACCACCCGATGGCCGAATACAACATCGTCAGCATGAGCGGCGGCAAAGACAGTACGGCCACGCTGCTGGTAGCCCGAGAGCTGGAGGTGCCAAACCTCAGCGCCGTATTTGCGGACACCGGGCACGAACACCCGGCCACCTATGACTACGTGCAGTACTTGGCGGAGGCTGTGGGGGTGCCGATCCGCTGGGTGAAGGCCGACTTTGCCAGGCAGATCGCTGGCAAGCGCAAGTTCATCGAAACGAAGTGGCGCGAGAAAGGAGTGCCGGAGGCGGTGGTACTGGCCGCCCTGGAAGTGCTGCACCCCACGGGCAACCCGTTCCTAGACATGTGCCTCTGGAAAGGTCGGTTCCCCAGCACCAAGGCCCGATTCTGCACGGACGAGCTGAAGCGGAACCCGATCATCGAGGACGTCTTCATGCCGCTTATGACTGGGGAGAACCTGGTTCTCTCTTGGCAAGGCGTCCGGGCCGATGAGTCTCTGAATCGCCGCTACCTGCCCGAGTGCGACGAGGTCGGCGGTGGCCTGTTCAATTACCGCCCAATACTCAAGTGGCCGGTCCAGGCAGTCTTCGAAGCGCACCGGGTTGCAGGCATCAAGCCCAACCCACTTTACCTGCAGGGCTGCAACCGCGTTGGGTGCATGCCCTGCATCATGTGCGCGAAGGACGAGTTGCGCGAGATCGCCACCAGGTGGCCGGAGGAAGTGGCAAGGGTGCGTGAGTGGGAGCGTCTCGTGAGCATCGCCAGCAAGCGTGGCGCGGCCACATTCTTCGCCACCGTCACCGACCCCACCGTCCGATCAGACGACAAGGTCAGCGCACAAACCCACGGCATAGACCGCATGGTGGACTGGGCGAACACATCACGTGGTGGCCGCCAGTTCGACATGGTCGACCTGATAGCCCGCACCGACAGCAAGCAGAAATGCTCTTCGGCCTATGGCCTCTGCGAGTAAACCATGACCACAGCAATCGACCTGTTCGCCGGCTTCGGCGGATGGAGCACCGGCGCGCGCGCCGCAGGCGTCCAGGTTCTCTGGGCAGCAAACCACTGGCAAGTCGCCGTTGACTGGCATGAAGCCAACCACCCGGAAACTCAGCACAAATGCCAAGACCTGCATCAGGCCAACTGGGAGCTGGTGCCGGCGCACGACATCATGCTGGCTTCGCCATGCTGCCAAGGCCACACAAAAGCTCGCGGGAAAAAGTCCGGTAACCCTCAGCACGATGCGTCAAGATCCACAGCATGGGCGCCGGTAGCGGCCCTTGAATTCCACCGCCCACAGGCAGCAGTGATCGAGAACGTACCGGAGTTCGCCGACTGGGTGCTCTACCCTGCCTGGCTGCAGGCTGTACAGGCGCTCGGGTATCAGGCTGCGCCGCACATCGTGGACTGCGCCGACCTCGGCGTGCCGCAACACCGGGTGCGCCTGTTCATGGTGCTGACCCGCAGCAAGGCGCCCCTGATGCTGCAACTGCCACAGGAGCAGCATGTGCCGGCCAGCACCTTCCTCGACTTCGACGCCGGGCGCTGGTCACAGATCGAGAAACCTGGCCGGGCCCAGGCCACCCTCAACCGCGTGCGCAACGGACGACAGCGCTTCGGCGACCGGTTCATCATGCCCTACTACGGCAACGGCTCCGGCACCACCGGCCGCGACATCAACCGGCCGATCGGCACCATCACTACCCTGGACCGCTGGGCACTGGTCGACGGCGACCGCATGCGAATGCTCAGCGCCAACGAGGCCCTGGCCGCGATGTCGTTCCCGGCCGACACCCTGCGCCCGGATAACCATCGGCTGACCATGCACATGGCCGGAAACGCCGTGCCACCGCTGGCCGGGCAGCGCGTCATAGAGGCCTTGATGAAAGCAGCCTGAGATTGTTAGCGTCGAGAAATCACCGGCTTTTCAGCAGCTTCGGCATAGCGATTGACCTCGGCAATTGCATCCTCTAACCGCTCATTAATCTCTTGAAGCTGCTTGGCGCTTTCAACCAACTTTATATGATCAAAACGGCGGATGTAGTCGCTGCTACCTGTGACTGCTTCCTTAAGCTGCCGCCCAATATCACCAGCCAAATTGTGCCGCTCGCTCTCAAGACCTGATGCGCGCTCCTTGGCATCTACATATTTGCCCAGCGCTGCAAAGTCCTTCTGATCAGTCATAACCCCTCCTTGTATTTAATTAGCGCCGGCAAGGTCGCTAGCGCGATGCAAATATACCCGCGAGGTATCCCCATGCCCACAGAAAACCGATCCAGCAACACCGAACTGATCAGCCAGGCCGCATCGGCCATCGAAGACCTGCTGGCGAACGGAACAGGCGCGGTCGCCGCCGGAGCCTGGTCCAACCTCCCCGCCGAACTGCGTAAGCTCACCTACCAGCCAGCCCCGCAGCCCCACGCCGAGCCTATAGCCTGGACGGTTGGTACCGCCTTCTGGTGGACCAAAGAAGAGGCAGAGAGGGATTCAGCGGCGACTGGGCTGCCGATTATTGGACTGGGCGCGATGGTCGACCCCGTCGTGGCTGAGCGACTGAGAACGGCCACCGACTTCGTGCAACGGATGGTTGAATGCGCTGGTATCCAGCAGAGCGTGGCCACGGGCTATGTCCGCGACATTCTCGATGTGCTCAAGGGCAGCGCAGCACCGAGCGCGCCAGTTGAGCTGCAGCGAATGACCTTCGAGTACGTGCATGCAGATGGCGAGCGCCACACCGTCGCCTTATCTCGGGAAGAGGTGGCCGGTTATATGGACGAATTCTTGTTCGAGAAACTGACCGATGCAATCTGCCATTGCGAGTCGATCGGCGAGACCAATGTCGTGGACTGCCGATGCGACGAAGTGGCCGAGCAGTACAAGCTGGCTAATCCTGCCTGACCACAGATTGCAATATTACTTCACTTCGAAGCTGCGAACCGGCCAGCGGTCCCGGAGCGGGAAGCGGCGAAAGCCCTAGCTCTTCCGACACCCAAAGCCATGGCGCGGGTCATGGTCTCGCCAGGACGGCTGTCGAATGACTCCTCGTGTACCAATTCTCCATCAGGCGCATAAACCCCAATGAACAGTTGCGTAGCACCGACAGGCGAAAGCCGGACCTGCACATCAATTTGGGAGCCATCTGCAAGCGTCTCGCAATGGCTCCTGTTGTGTACGCTTGCGTTTCCCCATGCCCAAAAACAATCGCCTCTTCGCCTGATCATCTCAATCGTCCATGTCGTTAATCTCGTAAATACTTATCCCATCAATTCGAGAGACGCAATTTTAATTGGCGCCAAAATAACAACATACCGATAGCCGGCGTTGCAAAATTTAGGGTGGTTGATCTGTGTCAAGGCCAAGCGGATTCAAAGGAGTAGCGAGGACCTCCCCGGCAAACGTCCCATCGGATGAAACCAAACCGCTCGCGGGGGGGCTGAGGGTCGCAGCATGAAGCATCCATTTTTCGAAGGCTTCACGATGTGCCACCTGAGCGGCCAGCCAGGCGGGGTTTCCGAACCGACCGTAGGCTACCTGGGCCATGATGGAGGAGGTGATTGCGTCTAGCTCACGAAGTAGTTGGTAGGCGATGTATCGCTCATCTGACTTAGGCATCTCAGGTCTCGCAATTTTGCAACAGAGTCCTCTCAAGGGGGACATCAGTCTGACATCAATAACGCCGGTTCGATCCATTGTTTGACATCTTTTCCTGAGGAGTACATCCGTACTCTTTCAGCTGTAAACCCTCTCCCCTCTATTCACTGCCGCGATATGGCGGCCAAGGAATCCCCGTGCCTGAAGAAAAGCGTATCGACCTTGAAAGCCTTGAGCAGAGAGCCCGTGCAGCCAGTCCAGGCCCGTGGGTGTTCACTCCGACGGCATGGAGTTTGGTAGCTCAGATCGTTCCACCAACCCTGGAGTCGACACCGCAGACGGCCAGGTGGTCTGCTGGTGGGGAACAGGCCTTTGCGGCATCCCACAGAACCCAGACGCCGAATTCATCACCAGCGCCAACCCTGAAGTTGTGCTGTCCCTGATTGCAGAGGTCCGCGCCCTCCGGGCTGACGCAGAGCGGTACCGCTGGTTACGCGACCCGGACGGACAGGAGGACCTGGGCAGCGAGTACAACATGCCCCCAATAATCTGCGGTTACGCCGAGCATGAGGACATTCTTGCGAACGACGCGCTAGACCGCGCGATCGACCTTGGCATGGAGGCGCTTAAGCCATGACCCGCCTCGCCCTCTGCCTGCTGCTGGCCACACTGACCGGATGCCAGCCCGACTGCTGGAGTAGCGATCCAGCCCAGTGCCAGGCCGAGCGCGAGCAGGCGCGCGTTCAGGCCAACAGAGAGAAGATGACCCGCCACTTCCCAGGCTCGGACATTCGCACGCTGACCACGACACTAAACGTCTATCGCGACTCAGCCAATGGCGTCCTCTGTTGGTCGGCCGGTGGAAGCACGTTGTCCTGCCTGCCTGAGTGGATGCTGAGGCCACGTATCCAGGCCGGCAATGAGCGCCAGCTCTCCCCGCACGAAACCCAACCAGAACCTACACCTGCTGCCGCGCCGGCGGCATGGAATGATGAGAGGTATCAGCTGTGACGAAAGCAGAAAAGATGCGCGAGCAGTTCGAGGCTCAATTTGTCGAGGAGTACGTCAGGGTTCTGGGGAAGGGTTCGCGAGAGATCGCAGCTCATACTCTGGCTGCCAATCCGCCGTTGGTGAGCATGTGCTGGTGGGCCTGGCAAGCCTCCCGAGAGGCTGTGGTGGTGGAGCTGCCGGCCCCGGCTGTGCCAGGCGGCAACTGCATCCGCGATCACGCGATTCGAGAAGCCATCGAGGCCCAGGGCCTGAAGGTGGCTCCATGACCTGCACCTGCCCATCCGGCGACGGCTCACTGCGCTGGCCGTGCCCGGTTCATCCACCGAAGGAGGAACGCAAATGATCGCCCTCGCCTACATGGCCTACCTGATCTGGAAGGCGCCGCGATGAGGAAGGTGACCCGCACAGTTGCCGATCCCTCTACCGAGTGGGGCTTCCGCATAGTCCCGGCAACCTACGAGGAGGCCGAGAAGATCACCGGGTTCCGTCTGGACCGCCGCCAAAACTACTCCATCAACAGGGAGGGCGAGGTCGAGGTGCTTGGAGTGTGCTCGATGGAATGCTCAGGCTGCAGCTGCGACTGCTCGAGCTGCAGCTATGGCTACAACGCCCACCCGCCGGCCGGCTGCCGAGAATGCGGATACACCGGCCGTGTCCGGATGCATTTCGGCTATCCACCGTCACCTCCCAAGCGTAAACAAGCCGCCTAACCCTCCCCCAACTACTCAGGCCCGCCAACAACGGGCATGGAGAGCTATTGCCATGACGAAACACAATCACACGCCAGGCCCCTGGCACATTGAAGGGGTCGTCCAAAACACCGGCTCGATATCGATCTGCGCAGGTCGGTTCGGAATTGCAGATGTAACGAATGCAGTGAGCGCAGGCAATCTGGTGCTCGGCAACTCGCCACGGGCGCAAATGGCAAACGCCCAGCTGATCGCCGCGGCACCGCGCCTGCTGGACGACCTGGTCGACGCTGCCGCCCAACTGCGCAAGTACGAGACTCTGCACCGGGCCAAGGGCACCGCCAACAGCCTGGCCAAGGCCGAGGTCAACGCCGAGCTGGCCTCGCGATTCGAGCAGACCATCGCAGCGGCCACGACCTGACCACCAACCTGCCGCCACCGGCGGCGTGGAGACCAACATGCAAGACGAAGAACGCCAGCCGGTGGCCTATGTATCCGACAAGGTCCCGGAGGAAAAAATGGCCGAGCTGATCGGGACGACCAAGCGCGCCTTGGAAGGAAAGCGCAGCCGCGGCGTGATTCCTGAGGGGGTTTGGAAGAAGATCGACGGCCGGATTTTTTACAGCATCAGGAGATACGAAGCGTGGCTGGAAGGAAGCTGGGGCTACCCACTGGAGTCGAGTTCATCGGCAAGTCAATCCGGATCCGTTTTACTTGGAACGGTGAGCGTCGATCCGAAACGCTCGCATATCCCCAAACCGTCAAGGGGATCAAGGCGGCAGCCGATCTACGCGCTCAAGTAGTCAGCCTGGCCAGGCATGGCGTGCTGGACGAAAAAAGGTACGCCGAGCTGTTCCCAGCCTCAAGCTACACGGCGCCAGCCAACGAACTGATGTTCGGCGAATATGCGCAGAGCTGGCTGAACAGCCTGGAGGTGGTGCACGACACTCGAGTCAACTACAAGGGATTGATGAACAACTACTGGATGCCCCACCTGGCGACACTGCCGATCAAGGCGGTAACGCCAATGGTGCTGAGGGAGGTGGTCGCAAGGACCGAGTGGAAGAGCTCGACAGTCAAACGCGCTGCCATCGCCCGGGTCAAGGCAATGTTCCGCGCAGCGGTGTATGACGAGGTGGTAGACAGGAACCCTGCGGCATCGATCCAGCTTCCGCAGAAGATCAAGAAGCAGGTCGATCCATTCACCGTGGAAGAAGCGGAGGACTTGATCAAGTGGATGTACAAGAACTTTTCGCGGTGTAACCAGGTGTTCGCAGCCTTCTATGAGTTCGCCTTCTACACCGGGATGCGCACCGGTGAGATCATGGCACTGCGCTGGGACGAGATCGATTTCGATAAGAAGACGGCCCACGTATGCCGGATCGTCGTAGAGAACCAAGTGGTGGAGCGGACGAAGACCAAGTACACCAGAACGATCATGCTCAACAGCCGGGCCCTGGGAGCCCTCGAACGAGCAAGGCAGATCGCCGACGCCAGGAAGCGCAACGGCAGACGGGTCTCAGCAGAATCTCCATTCGTCTTCCAGCCGGCCGGAAGGTCGCCCCACATGAAAGGATCAAGCACGCCTGGCGGGCACTTCAACGAAGCGATCGAGGCAACCTCGATCAGAGCGAGGCCACAGTACAACTGCAGGCACACATATGCCACGATGTGCCTCATGTCAGGGATGAACCCAGCGTTCATTGCCGGGCAGCTTGGCCACTCCGTTCAGGTGCTGCTCACCACCTACGCCAAGTGGTTGAATTCAGCCAACGACTGGTCAGAACTTGCCAAGCTGGAATTGGCAGTAATTGGTACGGAATTGGTACAGGATTAAATTTCGTTCACGTTACGCCCTTTGGATATAAGGCATTCGACAGCCGTTCGGCCATACTCCAGAATGCAACGGTTTTTGGGGGAAACCCTTGCACAGCCAACGACATACCAACATTTAGTGAGCCTCAACGTGAAAACTTCCC